TGATAAAGTTCATATAAGTTATGTAATAATATAATTGTGAAATTATAAATCAATTTTTTATTATATTTAGGAAATAAAATAAAAAACTTTTAAGAAAATCGGCGTTTTAAATGTGCAAAGGTGTAAAGATATATTTTTATTATAATATTTTATTATATATAAACTATGGATTTTTATACTCGCTTGTTTTGGATGTTTTTCTTAGTCTTTGTTATTTTATCTGGTTATTTACTTTGCTGTACCAAGAAAACTGATATATTTTATTTTCAAATAGCTTCTGGAATTGGAATGTTTGTTACAAGCAAAATTGGGAGAAGTTTTTTAGGAATAAGTAAAAAGTAGATTACTATTCAAAATTATAATATTATAATAATTTTATAATATTATAATATTATAATTTTATAGTATATATGAGGTTTGTTAAAAATAAAAATTTTAATATATTATTTATAGTAGTTGTGTTTATTCTTATGCTTTTAAATTTTAATACTTTTTATAGGTATATAAACGCATATATAAATGGCGAACCTCCGCCAAAGCGATTAATTCGAAGAACATTGGATAATTATTTTGAAAAATAAGTATCTACTTAAAAATACGCATATGATTGATTCCATAATTTATCTAATTTCCAAATAGGGGTGCGTTTATTTAGTGCCCATCGTGAAAAACGATTCACATAATGGCGACAATCATTAATACCTAGTATATATTTTTTTTGTAGAGTTTTTTCAAATTCAACAACTTCATCTAATGTTTTGCTAGTTTCACCCCAATATATAGTTTTATTAGCCAAAGTTTCTGGAATATAAAATCTATATAGTTTGTCAATAAATCGCAGTTCTTTATTTATAACGCCAGTACTAGAAACACCAATATTATTAATTGTTTTATATTCGCATTTTGTTGGGTCGCAAAAGGGTCTATAATCATATCTTATAATAGTATCTTCATTTTTAAAACTAATTCCAATATGATATAAATTTAATTCATTGTTAAATTTTTCTAAATGTAAATGAACCAGTGTTTTTGGATTATTTGTTGGCATTATATACGAAAATAATGTTTGAATAAGTAATAATAAAGCAAACATACTTAACTAATATATGATACTATAAAAAATAGATTTATTATATAAATATAAATATAAATATAACTATTTTTATATAGGGGATGCAAAATTGTTTAATATGCTTAGAAGAGTCTAATAATTTAAACGCAATAACTCATTGTGGAATATATTATGTTCATACTAAATGTTATAGTCAATGGTTAATAAAAAATAATACATGTATTGTATGTAGGAAATCTTTAACACACGAACCAACTAATTTACCCGAACAAACTAATAATGAAACTACATTAACATCCATAAAATTTGCTGTTGCTAATATAATAATTATTACATTTATAGTAACACTGACAATAATAACATTATATATTTTTGTAACTTGCGATTTAAAAAAAACATATTGTAAATTATTTTAATTATTAAAAGTTAAAATAATTATTAAAAGTTAAAATAATTATTAAAAGTTAAAATAATTATTAAAAGTTAAAAACTAAGTTAAAAATAATGTGTTTAAATACTATAAGATTGTATTATGTCAAATATATTATTAAGCGAGCAAAATAAAGAACTATTATGGAGCATATTGTTAAGTAATAAAGCATTTGTTTCTATTCCAGAGTCAAAGTTTTCAAACGTAAAAGCTATTTTTGAAAGTAATATAACTAAAATATTTGATGAAAATAAAGAAATCATTATTAGTAATTATAAAACTGGTGATTCTAAAAATATTGTTATGCAATTAAATAAAATCATTTTACAAAACATTATGTTAGATATTAATAATTTTAAGAAGTCATTATTAACACCAATTGATATAAAAGATATTTATAAGAATGAAAAATCAGAGGAATTTGAGAAAGAATTTTTACAGAAAAAGGTCTCTTTTAGTAATTTAATTAGTAAAAAAGTTCCTGAAGCAATTGATTTTAGTGATACAAAAGATAGTCCATTAGAAAATAATAGTATGAATGAACTACTTGAGAGAATACAAAGAGAGAGAAATAATGATGTGCCTATGCTAATGCCTAGCATTAATATTCCAAATACAAATACAAATACAAATACAAATACAAATACAAATACAAATACAAATAATTTAGAACTAGTAGATTTAAATAAATTTGATACTCCGGTACCTTTAATAAATGAGGAAAATACAAATATGTTAGAAAAAGAAACTAGTACTAATAAAACTAAAATATTAAATATGGAAGATTTAATAAATAGTTTTTCAAGTACAACAGAAAATACGAGAGAACTTAGTCGACAAAATAGTAATCTAAAGAAATTTGTAGCCAATGAAAATAATAGTGAATTTAATTTAAATGTAAATATTAAGTTAGATTTTTTAAATAAACAAATGGAAAAAGTTTTATACAATCAAAAATTAATAATGACCAAATTGAATTTATAAGTTATTCATTTTTTATTACAAACAATATTATTATATTATTTGTAATAACTAATTTGTTATAACTAATTTGTTATGACCTAATGTCTATATTTTTTGGAATCTATGTGTGCCATCATCTTGTTTTACTAATTTACCTAAAAGCAATAGTTCGTCTTTCAAATAACTATCATAATCAAATAATTCTTTTGTAACTTTATTGTAAGCATATTTATTGCCATTTATTACTAATTCATTTAATTTTAACACTTCTGTTTTCTTGTTTAGTTTCATGCCTTCGTCTTTATCTTGTGCGTCAATATTTGGTGTATATATATATTTATTTTCACTTGGATTACCTATTACAAAACATTTAACATCTTTTTCTTTACTAGACGACCGCGTATGAAGACTACAATCTATTGCGGACTCTTTTACGCATTGTAATAGTGAAGCATTTATTTCCTCTTTTATACTGGATATTTCATATAAATATTCATCACTTGTAATGACTTTTTTTTTATCTTTTTTAGAAATATCTTTTAATCGTAATTCTATTGATAAATCGCTCATTAATTGCGCTTCAGTAAATACCATTAAATATAAAAATACATTTACTGTTTGTAGTTCTTTGGGTAAATCGCTATGACTACAAATACGACGCGCACGACCAATAACTTGGTGAATTCTTACTGGATGCCAATATGGTTCTGTAATATGGACATAACGCACGTTTTTTAAACTAATGCCCTCAGCACCCGAAGAAGTAATCATTAAAACTTTAATAATTTGACCATAAAAATTATCTGGTGCTAAAGTTTGAATAGACTTTACTATTGATGAAGGAACTAATTTCCAATTACTATTTAAAACATTTTTAATAATTTCACGCTCTTCGGGAGTTTCTGAACCTGTATATGCCGCATACATTGGTTTTCCCATATTTTCTTCACCAACATTGAGCATATATTCACCCTTGTCATTTTTCTTCAATTTAAATTCTACAAAATTATTTTGCTTTAAAACCAGTTTAAAAATACCTATTCCTTCTAATGTTTTAAATTGTGAATATAATAAATGAATACCTCTATGGTCATCGTCAATAATATTTTCTAATATATGTAAAAATTTAGGACTATAAAGTTGTAATCCGGCTTTTGATAAATATTTTTGAGAATATTTTTCTAATTCTTTTAATGCTTCACTAATACGTTTGCTATAACTGCCATCATTTGTTTTTGGACTGGTTAAGTCTTTTTCTAACTCTTTTATATCGTCGGCATCATATTTACCATCTACATTTTCCAATTTTTCCGCAATAGTTAAGTCGTCTAATACTTCTTCTGAAATGTTTTTGCTAATAGTGTCGCCATCGTCCTCAGTACCAATATTTTCCAAAGTGGCTTCTATTGTTGCTTCTGCGTTGGGCATTGGGCGCTTTATGTCTGGTTTAGGAAATACAAAATTACAAAATGCGCGAGAAAATATGCGATATGTTGATGCGTTGTCGTTATATAGTTCGTCTCCTTGGGCACCTGTTTTGGTTTTTTTAGATTTTTTCTTTTTATTTGCTTCTTCTAATTTGCGTTCTTGAATACGCGCTTCTTCATACACACCAAATTGGAAATCACTCATAGGGACTTTAATTATTTTAAAATCATTCGGGTCTCGATGATCGTAGCTGGGCATTAATTGTTCTTGAGCACTTCTAAAATAAGAGGTTAGCCCAATTATGCGCATTTTAAACATTGATGGATTATTTATTGTATTATTTGGATTTATAAAGAGTGTTTTGAACTCATCAAAATTATCTGGAAGTGCTTTATAACTATTAATATTTATTTTTTTATTGGCTATTTTGAGAGATTGTGATTCAAACGCATACAATATTTTTTCTATAAATTCTTCGCTTGTTATTACATCGCTTGTGTAAACCAATTTATTTTTATTTGTTGCGGCCTTAATATATCCAAATGGATTTTGAGTAATAGTAACTTCATAACTTACTGAATTATATTCAATAGAATCAATAAAGTTTAAAATATTGGCTTTATAAAATAGTTCTTCTAATTTTTCCTTAGTCATAGTTGCCTTGTCTACTATTAACTTGAAATTGTAGCTTCGTAGCGAACCGCGTAATATATTAAATAAGATGGCTATTTCGTTTGGATAATTAATAATGGGTGTTCCTGTTAATAATATAATTTTACAATTTTCAGCATCCATCAAATAATTATATAATTTCATTGATAATGATGTTTTGCGAGTTAATTTATTAACAATTCTACTAATAAAATTGTGTGCTTCATCAATAATTATTACTTTATTGGAAAATGGATTAATTGTTCCTCCGTTTGTCATACCATTTAAGTGAGAACTGCGAAGACCATTATAACTTATAAATTGATACTTATAATTAATCATTTTATCTAATTGCGCATTAATTTTTTTTTGGTCTTCAAAATCGAGAGAATCGTAGTTTGGTTCTTTTTTTACATTGATGAACCAAGCACCCCCATTACTATTAATATATTCTTGTGGTAATTTCAATAGTGCGCTTAAGTATTCTACATATTGAGGATGTGTTTTTGTATTAATGAATTCCCAGTATTGATTCTTTTTATATAAATAGTCTCCGCATTTTTTGAGTTCTTCTACATAGTTATCTCTCAAAGATGCCGGTGTCATAATAAGAATTTTCTTATCATTTTTAATGCCTTCGGCAATCGCAATAGATGAGCAAGTTTTACCTGAACCTAAACCATGATATAATAATAAACCTCTATAAGGTGTATAAATATTTATGTAATCTCTCACAATTTTTTGATGAATCAAGAGAGAAAAATTATTGCTTTCACTTGCGGAACAACTAATCGATGTTTTGCCTAGTTCCATTTCTTTTTCTTCTTTTAATAATTCTTGCTTATAAGGTTCAAAAAGTGAATTAATAAAACTAATGAAAATCTCTCTATTATACAAATAATAATTAGGTGCTTTTATTAAAACATTGGGTTCTAACTTAGGAATTCTATTTAAATATAGGGTTCTACCAATACGAAGATCTTTTGGAATTTCTAGGGTTTCGTCTATTGTTTCGCCTTTTATTTTTTTGGATTTAGATTTTGTTGGATCTGCTAAGTCTGGATTAGTTGGACCGGGTTTGGGTTTAGGTGTTAATCGTTCTTTTGAAGGAAGCTCAACATTTGCTTTTTTCATGGTTTCCGCAGATGGTTCTTTTATAACGATTTGTTCTTGTGTTTTTACTATTTGGGTTAATGTGTTTTCTGGTTTTACAGATTTAGGTTCTTGTAAAATAGTATCTGTACTAGAAGGTTTGACAAAAGTTGCCTTTTTCATTTTTTCATAATCTTTTTGCACAACTCCTAAATTTTCTTGGACTTCATCAAAAAATTGCTGTCTATTTATTAGTTGTTCGCTAGTTTTATCAATAACATTAGGAGCAACACCCTCAGTTGGTATTTGTAGTAACACTTGAAATTGTTTTGGTTTTTTTGGTATGGGTTTTATTTTTAATTGATCGAGAGTTTCATTTATCATTATTATATATAATTAAATAATATATAATAATAAGTATTTTTAATATTTTACTTAATGTTAAATGTATTTTATTATTTTATTAAAAATAACTTTGTAACTATTTAAATAAAGTATTATATAATTATAGTATAAATGAATAAGTTAATAGATAAATTATTTCCTATTATGCCGGCAAAAAAAGAATTTACAGAACAAAATAAATTATATGAATTAAATAAAAAAGCAAACAAAATTTTCAGAAAGAAATTAAACTTACTATTACAACTACAAAAAGCAGCTTCATGTAAAACGGGAATGAAAGTGCCTGAAAATCCTATGAAAACATTTTATAAATTGTTTTATGAAGATACTAATTATATTGGATTAGGTTTATATAACGTTGATTCCAACGAACACCCAATACTTGTAAATAGTAATGACCCGCGTGTAAAATGATTATTTAAAAGGAAAAAACATTTTTGTTAAAGTAGTTTCAACACAGAAAATTCTATGAATAAATATTGAAGCCACTAACAATATAAAAAATATTAAAAATACATTACTTTTAAAATACAAATTTATAATATAAGCAGCCAAAAATGTTAATACTGTATCAACTACAGCAATATTAAAAAATCTTAATGAATGCGCCCCTTGACCCACTTTTCCAAATCTCTATATTTACATAAACTCATATATTAATGTATTAACAATATAATATAAATATAATATATTTTATATAACGTGTCCTTTTATTTTTCAATTAATTTAATTGCTTGGTCGCACGCAATTTGCTCGGCCTTTTTCTTAATTTTATGCTCTGCTTTTGTTAAAAACACTAATAATTTGTCTTGTTTTTCCAGTAATTCATGAATTGCTTTAAACGAACCCAATTTATCAAAATTTAGTGCATTACTAATTCTAGCATTATGAATGTTTTGCCCAAAGCAAATATAAAGACCCATAACATATAATTTATCATTATCTTCAATGTCGTCCAGTTTAGGAGTTTTTAATTCTACATAATCTGGAGTAATTTTGAATTCTTTTTGAATAATTACTTGTAGTTTATTTTTGTAGTTATCATCATTATTGATTAAATTAGTCCAATCTACATGCTTTTCAAATACATTTTCTACAAAAATTTGCGCCATTTGTAGTCCAGGACCGCAATTAAATACGTTTTCAAACCATCCATATTCATCTTTAATAGAAATACGGTTGAAATCTAGGAAAATAGCACCAATAAATGCTTCAAATAAGCACCCCAATTTTTTCAAATTATTGCGAATATTTTTCTCTTCTGCGTGCCGAGAAATAATAAAATATTTATTTAAACCCATTTCAAGTGCTAATTTTCCAATATGCTCATTTTTCACTAATGCGATTTTTTTCTCGGTCATAAATCCTTCATCGGCTTTAGGAAAACGTTTATATAAATAATATTTTGTAATAAGTTCTAAAACTCCATCACCAAGAAATTCTAGACGCTCATTAGATTTTGTTTTAAGTGGCAAACAATTTTCTGGTTTGCTAGCAATAATAATATTGGCATTATAATTTTCTAATTTAGGGCGTTTAGTATAAGATTTATGAATAAATGCTCGCTTATATAATTCAATATTAAATGGTTTAGTAAAAATTCCGTAGTTTGATAATAAGTCTTGAATGTTAGCACTAGTAATTTCAATATTAGCGCTATTAAATGGATTAAATAGTACTTCTTCATTGTCTAATTTTAAATTGCTAACAGTTGTTAATTCGTTGTCAGAATTAGATTCACTGTCGCTATTAACATCTTTTAAACAATTGTTATTATTTAAACTAACATTACCAGAAAACATATTTTAATAAATATTATATTTATAAATAATATATTTAAGACAATTTTTTATTTTAATTCTTTATTTTAATTCTTTATTTTAATTCTTTATTTTAATTCTTTATTTTAATTCTTTTGGTAAAATAAAAATAAAATAAAAAATAAAATAATAACTATTATTATAAAAAGAATGCCAGGCAAAAAAATTTCTAAATTCGGTAGCAACTTATATACAAACAATACAAACGTTTTTGGTTCAATGGCAGGTGCTAATTCAACTGTAGGTGTAAGACCAAATGTTACAGGATTGGTTGGATATAATAAGGGACTAAATTTGGGTGCGTTGGCTAATAGTAGTTGTAGGCGTAATAGAAGTTATGAAGATAATAGACTTTGCGCTTTAGGTTTAGGAAAAAAAGCAACAATCTTATATGACCCAGTTCGTAATAAAAATATATTAGGTTAAATATTTATTGCCAAATTAGTATTATTAAAATATAAATAATACTAATTTAAATAACTTTTATTATACATTAATTAGTATTATTTATATTTTAATAATACTAATTTAAATAACTTTTATTATACATTAATTAGTATAATAACAATGCAATTATTTATAGATTTACGAGAACCCAAATCATTAGTAAGTTATATTATTTCTTTAAACGAAACTTCAAATACTAAAATTACAATTATTCAAAAAAATTTAGACATTGGTGATTACATTTTTTATGATGAGTTAAGCAGTAAAGAAATATTAATTATTGAGAGAAAATCTCTTGCTGATTTGGAAGCCTCTATTAAAGACGGACGCTATAATGAACAATCTTTTAGATTAAATGAAACAAACTTACACAATCATAATATAATTTATTTATTAGAAGGAGCAATAATTAAATATAACCCAAACTTTAGAAGTACTTTATACTCGTCATTGTTTTCACTCAATTATTATAAGGGGTTTTCAGTTATTAATGTTTTAAATCAAACAGAAACAGGGGATATATTAATGGCATTTGCTTCTAAGTTGTTGAGAGAAAACAAACCTGGATTTTATAGTGATTTAAGTAATAATAACGAAAACAATAACACAAATTACATTAGCACAGTTAAGACGACAAAAAAATCACATATAAATAGTGAAAACATATTTCAACTTATGTTGATGCAAATACCGGGTATTAGCAATGTTTCGGCATTAGCCTTATCAAATGAATTTAAAAATATGGAAAATTTATTAAACTCTCTTAAAAGCACTAATATTGAAAAATTAGAAAATATAAAATTGGCAAGCGGACGCAAATTAAATAAAAAAATAATTACTTCATTAAAAGAAAATTTAATTTAAAAAATAAGTATAAATTTATATTATAAATAATATAAAAAAACAATGGCACCAAAAGCAGTTTCACAAAACACATGGTTCAAAGAAATCTTCGGTTTTGAAGAAGTTAGAGGTGATTTTGATGGTAATAAAGCAAAATTTGAAATGGATGGCACTTCACTCAAATGCACTACAGCTCCACTAGAATATCAAAAGCAGCATGTTGGGCTTTTTGAATGCCTCTCTCTTAGCAAGTTACATGAGATGATTGCTGCAGATACTGCCGCCGCTGTGCCTCCATTGGCAAATATTGATACATTAACGTTTGCACACATTACTGCTCCGGCTGGTGTACAAGCACTACATAGAACCGAGGCAAATGAAGGAGCAGTTTTTCAGGTAGCTAGTCAGTTTAACTGCCTTGAGATGATTTCACGAACAACTACACCCAGTGATGGTATTACTATATACATTGACGATCCAACACAGGGTCCTGCGTGCGCTATGGCATGCCCGGCAGGCACCGTATATCGCAATTACTTCGTAAAACACGATACTACTGGTGTAAATATCAACGGTTTATTTGAAGGACAGGAAACTAATCAAATTAATAACTTGGCAGGAGTGGATACTATCCTCAATAACACCGCCAAAAAATACTGGCAAATGGAGAACGGATACGTGATACCTGATAGTTTAGGTTCAATTGAGAAACTCAAAAAGGATATTACTGCTCTTACTACAGAGCAAGTCACAGCGGTCGAAAATGAATTGCGCGTCGGCATACATTGGGCTACGTCAGTGGTACCATCAAACACATATGATGTTTGCCAAGTGTACGCATCCGCAGTGCCTTGTGCATACCCAAAAGGCCAACCACTACCTGATCACATGCCGCTTATTGATATATGGGAACCTTTTGCGTCCCTTGTGCTGCGCGCTGCGTATGAGGCAACTCTTGCTGTTGCAACTCACCTCTCTTTTTTACGCAGCGCCGGGAATACGACAGCGACGCGCGTTAAGTGCTATCTGACATTACTTGGTGGTGGAGCATTCGGCAATAAAGCGAAGTGGATACGTGACGCAATAAATTCGGCACTCAATAAGTTCTCGAAATATCCGCTGGATGTTATACTAGTTCACCACGGAACAACAATACATACGTTTTGGACTGACACTTTGCCAAAACGACCAGACACAACAACACTACCACCAGCGTCGGGACTACCACCACCAACTGATAAAGCAGAAGCAGCAGCAGCAGCAGCAGCAGCAGCAGCAACTAAAGCAGCAAAAGATAAAGCAGCAGCAGCAGCAACTAAAGCAGCAAAAGATAAAGCAGCAAAAGATAAAGCAGCAAAAGATAAAGCAGCAGCAGGTCCAGAAGCAACAGCATTAGGAACAAAAGCAACAACAGGAACAACAGCAGCATTAGAACCAACACTACTATTAGATACAACTAGAATACCAACTACCTTACTTTTGTTAGGTACTAGTTTAGTTAAATCACTATTAAATATACAAGCAAGTAAGCAAGTAGAATTAAAAGTGTCCGATTTAATAGAATTTAACTCTAATTTGAGCAATTTACCTTCTTTAAAAAATAAAGAAACAAAAAATAAACTGGGTGACATAGATAAAATTATTGATACTAATATAAATAAAAGCGAGGATTTACAAGTAGAATTAGCCAAATATAATATTGGTATAACAGGAAATAGTATTTATATTGACACACAAATATCATCAAATTCTACAAAAAAATTGCCAACTGTATCGCAAGAAGAGTTATTAAGAGGATTAGCCAAAATTAATAAATTACCTATTTTTCAAAACCCAGAAGATATAAAAAAAATATTATTGAAAATAGAAAGAGAACAAAGTGAAACAACTGTAAAACGGTTGCTTGAAGAAAATTTTAATATTACTATGACCGGCACCAAAGTTTCTATTGCTTTGATATAGTCAATAAAAAATATTTATAAATATATTTTAAGTAACTATAATAAAAATTAACTATAATAAAAATTAACTATAATAAAAATTAACTATAATAAAAATTAACTATAATAAAAATTAACTATAATAAAAATTAATTATAATATATTATTGATAACATTAATATATTATAATTATAATATGAATAAAACAAAATCTTTAAAATTTATTACTAATGAAACAAAAAAAAACACATTATTAGTAAATAAATATTCTAAAAAAATGTTTAATTTTTACAAACCAATTTTGAAAAAATTGGAAAAAGAATCAAAAATTGCACAATATATTAGTATAAAAAAAAATAGCCAAATGCGTAATTTTTTAACATATATATATTTACAATTTGGTATTTTTAATAAAATCATAAATACTTTAAATATACCAAACACAAGAGTGGTTGTTGTTGATATAAGTACAAAAATAAATGCAATAATTAGAGATCATTTAAATAATAGTAAATATATAGATAGTACCATAATAACTTATATTAAAAATAATATACCTAATTGTAAAATAATTAAATATGAAAATACAATTAATGCTAAAAAATTTATTTTTGAGTTTATTATTTATGATAAAATTAATATCAAGAATTTAGATAACATTGTAAAAAATATGTTGGTTTTTTTACAAATATTACTTAAAATATCTAACAATTTAAATAATGAAATAAATATTTGCGCAAAAAACGGAGTAAGTATTACTTTTTTTCTAACACCTTTTTTAAAAAAATTAAACATTACTAATGCCAATACTAAAGAAATATTAGGTGCCACTAATGTGAATAGTGGTTTTGCGTATGTTTGTTTGACTAGTGGTTCAATATTTATTTATAGAAAGCAAGATTTTTTCAAAGTATTTATTCACGAATCACTTCATACGTATGGAATAGATAAAGCACTTCATGGAAATATTAATAAAAACGAAAACTATAATAAATTTTTAGACCTATTTGATTTTGCCAATAAAGATTATACAGACATGGGTATAAATGAATCTGTAACTGAATTTTGGACATCATTATTATATTTATGTGTAAATAGTTATCAAGAATCTAGGAATTTACGCAATTTTATTTATACTTTTGAGAGATTATACAAACTAGAATTAGTTCATGCTTTGTACCAAATAAGTAAAGTCCTTAAATATAATGATTTAACATATAGTAGTTTTATAAATAATTCAAATTCAAAATATAGAGAAACCACTCATATTTTTTCCTATTTTATAGTAAAAACATTAATGTTGCTAAATCACGAACATATTTTAAATTCTCAGTTGTTTGAGTTAAATAGTATTTCAAAATTAGACAATATTGAAAATAACTCGCCTATAAATATTAAATTAAAGTCTGATGACATAAGTATAAATAAGTTATTTGCCAATTTATATGATTATGCTAATGATCCATTAACTATTCAAATTATGAATATTATTGAACTAGAACATGAAAAACATTATAAAAAATATATACACAAATATAGAAATATTCAAACACAAAAACAAAGAATAAATTCAAACTTAAGAGTGCGTAAATTATTAACACAAAGAAACAAAACTGGTCATGAATTTGATATGGAAAATTATATATTAACTAATTTAAAAATGGTGGTTTATGATTATAATATATAATAGAAATATAAAAATAAAAAATAAACTAATAGTAATAATATGAATAATACCAATACCATAAATGTTGATACTATAAATGTTGTCGTCAATAAAAATAAAAAGAAGAAGAAGTGTAATGACGAATCATCATTACATAATAACAATAATAGTAACAATAATAATGTACTTGAATATTATTTTAATTTACCTATTAAAATTAAGAAACCATTTATTAAAATAGTTTCTGAAGATTTCAATATACCAAATTATAATGAATATAATAGTATGTTAACAATAAATTATAGCGTTTCACAATTAAAGTTCATCGCAAAAAATTATAAGTTAAAAACTACTGGAAATAAAGAATATTTAAAAAAACGTCTATATAATTATTTATATTTTAGTTATAATATAATTAATATTCAAAAAACAGTGCGTTGTTACCTTATAAAAAAATATATTAAAATACATGGTCCTGGTTTTCATAATAAAGCCATGTGTTCTAATGATGTTGATTTTTGTACTCTAGACAATTTAAGCACTATTCCATATAACCAATTTATTAGTTTTGAAGATGACAATACACACATATATGGTTTTGATGTATTATCTCTCTATAACTTGTTTATAAAAGTCACAAAAATTAACAATAACGAATTGAAGACTAGTAATAATTTATTAAATGTTCAAAATCCATTTACTAATATATTTTTTTCTTACAATGTTTTAAAACAATTATTAGAATTTATCAGATTAAGTAATTTATTAAAAATAAATATTAACTTGAATTACGACGATTTAGCAAATCTCTCACTAAATAAACAAACAGAGATGAAAATATTAACATTGTTTCAAAGAATAGATAGTTTAGGGAATTATACAAACATTAAATGGTTTTTAGATTTAGATAAATATGGTTTAATCAGATTTATAAGAGAACTAGTAGACATATGGAATTATAGAGCAAATTTAAGTCAAGAAATTAAAAGAGAGATTGTACCTCCTCGCGGAAATCCATTTTATGATGAAACCATGAATATTAATAATTTGCCTCAATATAATTTTACACAAATCAGAAAATATAGTATTGCTATTATTGATTTAATGGTAAATAAAGGAATCAATGAAAATTCTTGTTTATTGGGTAGTTATTACGTTCTATCTGCTTTAACAATGGTATCAAATGAAGCAGCAAATACTTTACCATGGTTATATGAAGCTGTTAGTCATTAAATAATTTAAAAAACTATAATTTTAAAAACTCGTTCAATTTTAACCCATTTTAGCATTTTAAAAATAAAATATATTTATAATATATATTTATTAATAAAACAACTTAAAAGAAATTTTTTATTATAGAGTATAAAAAAATGCCTCCACACAAGAAAAAATCTGAACAAACTACTCCAAGCGAAGTTGTCCCTGTTGAAGTTGTACCGGTTGTAGTTCCTTCTGAACCAACAAAGAAATCTAAATCACCAAAACAAGTCAGCGAACCAGTAGTCGAAGTAAAGACTGAGTCAAAACCAAAAGCAACAAAGGCTACAAAATCTAAAGTTCCGGAAATTGTTCAAACAGATGTTCCTGTTGTAGTTTCTGATATGGAAAATGTAGTAGTTGCTAGTGATGCCTGTGATTACTCTATTACAAATGGATTTACTGAATTCATTACCAAATTTCAAACAATGTTGGCTAGTTTCAACGCACTAAAGACTGAACTACGCAGTCTAGAAAAAATTACCGTAAAACAGCTAAAAGTTGCCGAAAAACTAAGCAACAAAAAACGTCGCAAGGGTAATCGTGCTCCAAGTGGTTTTGTTAAACCATCACTAATTAGCGATGAACTTGCCAAGTTTTTAGATAAACCTTGCGGAACAGAAATGGCGCGCACTGATGTAACACGTGAAATCAATAAATATATTCGCGCAAATAACCTTCAAGATAAGAGCAATGGGCGCAAAATTAACCCAGACAAGCAGTTAACTCAACTATTAAAAATTGAAGACACTGTAGATCTTACATATTTTAATCTTCAAAAATACATGGGACCCCATTTCCCAAAAGTAGTCAAAGTTGAACCAGTGGTTGCGGTTGCTTGAATATAATGAAAGAAAATACAAAAATACAAAAATACAAAATATATTATAATAATTTTAATATTTACTCTTAAATAAAGCAGTAAATATTAAAACGTTAGTATAAAAAAATTGAAAAGAAATATAAGTAGGTTTCTTTTTAAATCAAGTTAAAATGATGCTTAGCAATTTAATAAAGAATGGGTTTATATTTATGATGGTATTTGTTATAAAATACTATATGTTTATTACTATCAAATGTGTATTAGAGTATATGTTGCTACCCAATATAGTTCCATTAATTTGGTTTTTAGTTGCTCTTCCTACACCATATTGCGCAACAATGTTAATAGGACCGTTATTAAATTGAAATAAATGAAATAAATAAAATGAAATAAATAAAATGAAATAAATAATTTAATATAAAATTTGTAAGTAAAATTTTTTTTACATATTAATTGTGATAAATAAAAATAAAATAAAAATAAATAAAATAAAAATAAATAAAATAAAAATAAATAAAATAAAAAATTGATTTAAGAAAATAATTATATAATTATTAACATTGTATAAAACAATATGGCAACTATTGTATCCGGTGCTGCGTTCAATGCTTCTACTGATTATGTGTATACGAAGCCTAAATTAAATGCCAACAATGGCAAGTCTATTGGTATTCTCAATAAGCACAACATGAAATCACTATATATTAGCACACCACTTATGTTAACGTGGGGTGTTAATGAATGGTCGGATGACAAAACTGGAAAAAAAACATTTGATATGGCACTACAATTTCCTAGTCAAGAATATAATAATACAGAGTGTGCCGCATTTCTAAAGAATATGCAAGAACTTGAAACACGTATTAAAAATGACGTGATTGTTAATTGTAAAGAATGGTTAAACAAGCCTAAAATGAGTTCGGATGCTGTTGATGCGCTATGGAGTCCTATGCTAAAATACCCTAAAGATAAAGCATCAGATGAATTTGATTATTCGCGTGCTCCATCGTTAAAGGTTAAAATTAAGGATTGGGAAGGTGTTTTTAAGAATGTAGAATTATATAATGATGTAGGAACACTTGTGTTTCCTAATGATGATAATGCATCTATTACAGATTTTATTGTAAAGGGTTCAAATGTGGCAACAATTATTCAGTGCGGTGGAATTTGGGTAGCAAATGGGAAGTTTGGTGTTACTTGGAAACTATTTCAAGCAGTAGTAAAACCCCGAACTACGCTTAGTGGAAAGTGTCATATTGTATTATCAGAAAAAGATAAGGAAAAACTGTCTGTTCCTCTAGATGATGATACATGTGAAGAAATTGTACATAATGTAACACAGGTTCCAGATAGTGATGATGAAGAGGAACATACCAAAGTTAAAAAAGAAGTAGAAGTAGAACCAGATGTAGAAGCCGAAGTCGAAACAGAAGCACAAGCAAAACAAGTTCAAGTTGAAGACGCACCAAAAAAGAAACGTATTGTAAAGAAGAAGTCAGACGAATAAAACATAAAACATAAAACATAAAACATAAAACATAAAAACAGCATGTTGCCACAAGATAAAAAATTTATTTTTTTTATAAATTTTTTATTACAATTAACTATGTAATATTTATTACAAATAACTATGTAATATTTATTACAAATAACTATGTAATATTTATGATAAATAAATATGAAAAATAATATCGCTTTTATAACTGTTATCTAAAATATTATTAATATTTATTTTAGACAATCCTTGATTCTTAATACTGTAAATTTGATACTTAGCAAATGTTAAATCACTAATAATTATATCAAAAATATGATTTTCAATAGCAATGGTTATAGTAGCACTATTAGTATTTAATAAATCTATTATATTATTAAATGTATTATTATAAATGTAATGAATATTATTATCAATATCTATTGATATATTAGTATCCAATAATGGGTCTATCTTTATAATATTATTTTCAAAATTTAATTCATGATGCCATAAAGGAATATAAATAATATCATTGTTTATTGTTAATTTATAAATATCATTATTTAGTAAATTGGCAATATTAGGTGTTAAAATATAAATATTGTATTTAGACAATTTCTCTTGTACTATTGTTTTAATAATTGTTATAATATTATTGGAAATAATATTAGAAGGATTTGTGCTATTTTCATTATATTTTAACAAAAAAATATATAAATCTTCCAAAATAGTTATAGAAAAATTATCTAGTAAATTTACTAAAAAGGTTTGAATATGTTCATTAGCATATTGCTTAATATTATTTATATCCAAATTAATAGTATTGGTGCTGTGTGAATAATAATTTATTATAAAATTAACAAAATTTAAAATGTAGTAATTATAATCATTAGTATTTGTTTCATTAGTATTTGTTTCATTAGTATTTGTTTCATTAGTATTTGTTTCATTAGTATTTGTTTCATCATAATTACAATCCTCTTTATTTATAATTATTAGTTCTTTCAAAATATTGTATGCATGATTAATATTTTGAAAAAACAATGTACATTCTTCATTATTAATATTTTTATCTGGATGATACTTTAAGCATTGTATATGATAATGTTTCTTTAGTTCATTATAACTTATATTTTTTATATTATAAATAGTATAATTTGTAATATTTAAAATAGTGATTGCTTCACTTATTTTCATTTTTTTCATTTATTAATTCTATTAAATATAATGTAAAACTTTCTAAATGAAAAATAGGTCTATAATTATTGTTATAATTTTTAAAAAAAATTAAACTATTATAAATTAAATCACTTATTTTATTAGTAACTATTAATTCTTTTTGTATTAATGTTTTAATTATGTAATAAAAGCATTCATGACAATTTAAATGATATATTAGTATGTCATATAATAAAGTACGAATATTTTTTATGTTATAATTAGAATTAGTTATAAGTTCTATATATGTATCACATATAGATTTATAATGCTCAATATATTTTAAATTATTTGAAATATCTAAATAACTAAAAATATTTGAATTATTTACTTTATTTACAAGTTGTTTCAGTGAATCATCATTAGCATTGGAATTATTAGTAGATAAATATTTTAAGTATTGCTTATTATTTTTATTACATAACCCATATATTGTTTTTTTATTTAATTTTGAAAAATATAAAACTCTACACATATTTATTATTTTAAACGGTATGAAACTTATACTTTCTGTTATTATAATATATTTTATAGTTAAAGAAGCAAATAACTCTTTTTGCATATAATTATACAGTAAATCTAACAAATCGTAATTAATTTTATCAAAATTACGAAAAACAATATAACCTTTCTTGTTTGCCGATGAAGCAATAGAATTATATATTATATTATATATATCATTCCAAGAAGATTTACTATTGTATATGAAATTTTCTAAATCTATTTCATAATGTATATCGCTAATTTTTATATAAAAGTCTGTTTTTACTAAATTAATATGTAATTTTTTCTCATATTTAAGATTACTTGGACTAAAATGTTGTAAAAGTTTTAAAACATTTTTATATTTAAAAGAACAAGAAGGTCCGTAAAAAATATAATTATTAAAATTATTTGCGTCATTATTATTTGCGTCATCATTTTTAACAGTTTTTATAATTTGTAATAATTCTTTATTAAAATTATAGTCACTATTTTCATTTATAATTTCAATATAATTTTTTTTTAAATTCATTATTTTGTAATGTTTAATATAAATTTATATACATTTTAAACTTATATTCATTTAGAATGAATATTATTAATATTTAAAAACTATTACCAATATTTATATTAGGTATATAATATGATTTGTGAAAGTTTAAAAACAATTGATTATGATGGTATAATAATTAATGAACCTATAAAAAATAGTGTTTTACAATACAATTATTTTTATAAATTAATATATTCTACACCTATTGCTGTATTTACTAGTATATTTGTAATATTTGAATTAAGTAATGTAATACTTGAAAATGACAAGGCTTTATTTAATAAAAATACAATGAACGATAACGTGTTTAATAAACTCAGTCAATTAGAAGAATACATATTAAATTTGATTAATAATTCAAAGACTAAACTATATAAATTTAAAGAATTATATGAAAACCAATATTTTAAATATTCATTGTATGATGATATTGATAAATTTAATAATTATAAATATGTTAATATGCTAGATGGAAAAAATAATAAGTTTATATTAAAAATATCTGGTATTTGGGAATCCAAAGAAAACATAGGATTAACATTTAAAATTATTATTACAAATAAATGTATTACTTTTATGTAATACTATTAACTAATAATTTCATCTGTTGAAAAAAATGCTAAATTAATATGCATCATTAATAAAAATATAGCATTTATGAAACATAATATATATGATGTACTTTTAAGCAGTTCGATTCTTTTTTTATATGTAGTGTCCGCACTACTATGATTAGCCGAAATAAAATAAAATAAATATCCACTTATAAAAAGTATTTGTAATAATACAAAACTGGATGACCAATTTACATAATTATTATACTCTTTAGTAACTTTATTACTGTTTATTCTAGTAAAAAACGAAAAATTTAAATACATTGTATAAATAACTATAAACAAAGTTGCTATAATAGGAAATGTATTCAGTAATATTTTTCCTATGTTAGTTTTATCATTAGAATCCATTTTGTGAGCATGATATATTCCCATAAATACCATAATACTTATACATATTGCTATTAAACCATACGCCCATATTGTAGATGATGCTGGACCCGCATTTCCTAATCTAGTAGGAGGTTCCTGCAAACCGAACTTAATAAAAACTCCTATACATGCTAAACTCATTACAATTAATAAATCCATATGTATATTATATGATAATCCAAAACCATGCTGCCCGTATGCTTTAACTTCCGCAGGAGTTTTAGTAGAACCATCATCAACAGAAGACTTGGTGGTACTAGTACCACTACTAGTACCAGCACCAGATCTAACAGCGGAACCAAGACGAGAAACAGAACCAGTGCGAGGAGCACCAGAAGGAACACTAGGAGCACTAGAAGAAACACTAGGAGTACTAGGAGTACCACGATTAGGAGGAGTACCACGATTAGGAGGAGGACTACGATTAGGAGGAGAAGGAGGACCACGATTAGGAGGAGAAGGAGGACCACGATTAGGAGGCCTGGCAGGCCGCGTGTACCAAGGAGGCCTCGCTAATCTAGATGTATCTGCCCGCCGCGCCTGTAGCCACGCCTGTCTACTACCTGGGTCTGGAGGTCGCCTACGCATATCTAATTAATATACACAAATATTATTACTTAATACTAAAAATTTTATTATTTTATTATTTTATTATTTTATTATTTTATTATTTTATTATTTTATTATTTTTATGTTAAACAATAAGTATAAATTATATATTTTATAAATATAAGTATAAAATATATACAATGAACCATCATCATCCATTAATAAAGACAACTCACAATTTCGTTTTAGATAGAAAAGTATTATTTATTGACACTAATGATAGGGATGTTGAGCGATGGCCGAATGCTTCCGAATTTGAAATAAATTGTCCTCAAAATTACACTAATGTTGAATCATTACGACTATCAAGCATTATGTTGCCTAATTTTTTTTATAATATAAGCGAGCAATTGCGAACAAATAAAATGATTGTCGAGTATAGTGGCTCATCAACTATTATTACTTTAGACGATGGTTATTATAGTTACACTCAATTACAAGATGCTTTACAAACCAAAATTAGAGCAATACATAATGACTTTACTACTCTTTTTAGTGTTTCTTATAATCCAATTAATCGCAAATACACTTTTTTACATACTAAATCTAATGGAACAGCATTTACATTCAGATTTGATTTACCTATGAACTATGATTGTGCTAAAGACAACTATAAAACAGATGTATATGCTCAACATAGTAATTGGGGTTTAGGTTATATTTTAGGCTTTAATAAAATAAAATATGATTCTTCTAGTATTCCTCAAACAGGTGGTCATACTCATCAACAACTAATTGCTCCCAATCCAAGTGATTTAGAAGATAATAAATATATATATATTGAATTAGAAAAATACAATAAATGTGATGAAATCAAACCTTTTTTATATTATAATTATAATAATGCCAATTCAGGTATAGTAAATTCATCATTTGCTAAAATTCCTATTTATCCATTTCAAGATAATAAAGGTTTAGTAAATGATGGGTATTTTGAAAACATTAGTTATTATCAACCACCAATCGATAAAATAGCTAAAATTAAATTAAAGTTTAGATATCATAATGGTATGTTGGTTGATTTTCACAATTTTAATGTTTCTTTATCATTAGAAATTAATCAAATTCGCAATGAAATGAATAACTATGAAGTTAGAACACCCTATAAAAATTAGACCTATTATTAGATATTATTTTCTTTAATATAGCATGTTTCGCATAATGGAATATATTCAGCAGTTCCTATTAAAATTTGAAAATGACTATTAACACTGCGATGACTATAACACGATGCACCACTACATTTGGCACATTTCCCAGTCATCTTATATACATTTGTTGCTTTACTTAATAATTCCATCATTGTTCCAAATTTATCACGTTTGTAGTCTAAATCTAGACCACATAAAACAACATTTTTCCCTAATGTTTCATTTAAATATAAAACACTTGTATATAGTGAATCAAAAAACTGAGCTTCGTTTATAAAAATATAATCTGCGTTAGCAATTAGTTCTTTTGTTGCGTTATTTTTAATAAAATCGTCTAAATTTTTAATACTATAACAATCTATGGCTAATCCATCATGTGAAATAATTTTATTTTTACCATACCGCGTATCTAATTCATAATTAATAGCAATACATTTTTTATGTGTTCCTTGAATTTCTCTATAAATTTCAATTAATTTTGTAGTTTTACCAGAAAACATAGGTCCATAAATTAATGTAATACCTGAATATATATTATGACTTTGCATTTTATATGCGTTTATTATATAGTACAAACAACATTGTTTTTATATAATATTTCAATTTTTTATAAACAAAATAATAACATTTTATTTTTAAATAAAATAATAACATATTATATAAATGACAGATTGGAGCGATGATATTGATAAAGTGTTAGATAATATTAGAATAAATTGTGTATTATTAAGCAAACTACATAAAGAACGCTATTTTGAATTAAAATCATCTCTCAAATATTACAGGCTTCCTGTAATTATATTAAATGGTATAAATAGCATATTTGCTGTAGGTCTTCAACCATATATATATCAAGGAACAATTAGTTTAACAAATTCATTAATAGCTTTAACGTGCGGTATTATCGGTTCTATTGAATTATACTTTGGAATACAAAAACGACTAGAAAATGATATGATAAGCCAACGGGATTATTACCTTCTATCGATTGATATATTTAAAACGTTAAGCTTAGTTAAAGCAAATAGACCAATACCGGCAAAAGATTTTCTTGAAAAGAGTTATAATGTATATACCAAACTTATTGAGAGTTCATCAACATTAGTAAAAGTAAAAGGCGATAAATTAATACCAATAACACTAAATCTAGAAAATGATATAGAAGATATTGTAATATCTCCTGTTCCAAGAAGAGGAAGCGTAGATGTATCTCCTAATAATAGTGATTTATCAATTGCCGATGATTAGTTCATTAAAAATAAAAATGATAAATGATAAAATGTTTAAAAAAAATTGATAACTATTTTTTTTATGAAAACATTAATCATTATATTAACACAATGACAGGTCATACACCTAATGCAGAACAAAGTCAAGAATTTTTATCAACAATGCATACTATGATTGATGATTTAGATACTATTTCTTCGAACATTGATGAAAATACTTATTTAAGATTAGTAAATGGACTGCAACGCTTATATACTATACATAATTCATCAATTCAATCACCTAGTAGTGTTAGAGAAACTTTGAATCAAAGAAATCAAAACAGATTACGTGAAAATTTGCAAGATAATAATGAAGTCGAAATCACTAGAATTTTAGCACAACATTACGACAGAGTGTATGATAGTAGTGGTGTTCTTATAAATAATACTATTAATACTATAAATAGCGATGCTACAAATAGTAATACTATTACAAATATAATTAGTAATGTTCTTAATAATTATAATAATTATGATTCTTGGAATGAAAACAATCCGGCACAGAATCGGGATAGTGCTAGAATTAGTTATACTTCTGTTACTTCTAATCATTGGATTGAAACAGCATTGCGAGAAAGCCTGCGCAGTGCGCGATGATTTACATGGTAATTTTGTTATATATAATTGTGGTTGTGCTAAGTAATATTCCTCCCCATAATGTATCCATTAGTACTAATAGTGGTGACCATTCTTTAAAAAAAGCATAATTAGTTGTTTCATAAACTCCATTTATAAGCGCGCCTAAAAAAAACGCATCTTTAGGAGATGCCTTTTTTTTTATAATAAAATAATATAATCCAGAAACCAATATTATATAACAGGCTAACGCCGATTTTATATTAACTTTTAATTCTGTTTTTTGAACATTAACTATTACAGACATCATAAAATCTTTAAACAAAAATAAATATGTTAAATCTAATGCTAGTAATATTATTCCGCTAAGTATTAATGCTTTCCACATAATAATATATAAAAATATTTTTATAATTAAAAATAGTATTATAAATTTAATATATATCTATTATAAATGAAACAAGACTTTTTTTATTTATACAAAAAAAATAAAGCATTATTTGTATTTTTTTTAATTTCAATTATAATAATTTTTTCAGTTATAAAGCAGTATTCATATTTAGAATAATGCGTTATATAATCTGCCTTTTATTTTATAAGTTATACTTTTCTTTAATCCATGATTTTAAAAATTCTAAGGAGCAATTTTTATAATCATCATTAAATTCGTCTAATTTTAAAAATTGTGGTTTTTTCATAGTTGGTGTTTTATAAAATAAATAATCTCCAAATTTACCTTTTCTAATAGCTAGATCATTTGAAATCCTACGAACTAGACCATTGGTTTCTGAGTCACAATCTTTTAATATAGTTAGAGCATCATCTATTTTTATTTCTTTATAAGGAACATTTATTTTAATTGTTTTGAGAGATTTGCGTAATTGACCACATTCTAAATAATAACCAAATTTACCATTTTTTAAATATACATTTTCATCATTATAAACTCCCAATAATTTAGTAGTTTCTTCTTTTGTTTCTATTAGTTCTTCCAATTTGTATTCGCCGCGCTTAAGTTTTTCTATATTTATATCTTTTTTAACCCCATAAAATCCAAGACTTCCGTCTTCTTTTGTAAATTTAATTGTTGGTCCATTTTTTCCTATTAAATATGTATGTTTGGCATCTATTTTTATGGTTAATTTCTCTAATTTCTCTCCATTTTCTAAATTAGAATCACATTTAATACTTAAATTATTGGAATTTATTAATGAAGTAATAAAACTATTACACTCATGACATAAATCATAATATTTCTTTTTCCCGCATGCTATATTATCTAATTCGTCTTCCATAGATTTTGTATAAGTATAGTCAAATAAATCATTGAAATATTTAATCAAAAATTCAATAACAAATATTCCCATTTGTGTTATTAGTAACTTATTTTTTTCATTTCCAAATTCTTTTGTTCCTTTTTCTGTAACAATGTTGTCTTCTAATAAAATATAATCTATAACTTCTAATTTTTTCCCCTCTACATTTTGCTTTTGAACATAATTTCGTTCCTGAATTTTTTCTACTAATGATGAAAATGTTGATGGACGACCTATACCTTTTTGCTCTAATAATTGAACTAAACGCGCTTCACTGTAATGTGATTTTAATTCTTTAAGTGTTTGCCTACATGTTATTTTTTTATAGGGCACAACACCTTCTTTTATATTTTTTAAATAATTATAATATTTTTCTTCTTCTTGTCCAAGCACTGCTTTCCAACCGAGAAATATATTTTCTTCAACACTATATTTATATGTTGCGTCTTGTGGCGCACTAATATTTACCACTAATACTTTATATAATGCTGGCGCCATCATGCTTTCTAAACTATTACTCCATATTAATTTGTATAATTTTTTATGTTTGGCACTAAATGTTTCTTCATTATCAATATTATCTACACTAATACATGTTGGTCGAATTGCTTCGTGGGCTTCTTGTGTGTTATTTTCAGAAGTATGTTTTACGTTACTAGCCTCCATGTTTTGAATTAACTTATTTATTTCTGGATTAATATATTCATGTTTATATTTTTCAATTATATAGATTTTACTTTCTTCAATAAATTCCTGACTATATACTTTACAATCGGTTCTCATATATGTAATATATCCACCTTCATATAATTTTTGTGCCAATTCCATTGTTTCTTTTGGAGAAATATGCATACAGTTGTTGGCTGCTTGTTGAAGTTCAGATGTGGTAAATGGTAGTGGTTGATTTTTAATAGTCTCGCGTTCTTTTGCCTTGGTTAGCATATGTTTGTATTGTATGCTTTGTTCTAAGAAATCTTTGACACACTCATGAGTTTCGTGATTTATGTTTAGTGTAAATTGAATATTTTGACTAGTAAAATAACCAATACTATTAAAACTTAATTTGCCAGGCGATTCTATAATTTCTCTATAATTATCATATACTAGTCGAAGTGCTGGAGTTTGACAGCGCCCAGCACTTAACGAGTTTTTAGTATTTGAAACAATATGCTTCCATAATAATGGTGACATAGTAAAACCCACAATTAAATCTAATATTTGGCGACCTTGTTGAGCATAAACTAAATCTAAATTAATTGTTCTGGGATTGGCAATGGCGTTTTTTATAGCGCGTTCAGTAATTTCGTGAAAAACGATGCGCTTAGTATTTGTTATATCTAATTTAAATACTTCAGCAATATGCCACGCAATTGCTTCACCTTCTCGGTCATCGTCTGTTGCTAATATAGTTTCTTTGGCATTGTTAATAAGTTTCCGCATTTTAGCAATTTGAGATTGCTTAGTTTCAATAATATTAAAACTTGGTTTATAATTATTTTTAAAATCTATTTGATTCAAATTTGAGAGATGAGTAATATGCCCATATGAACCAATAACTTTATAATTGCTTCCTAGGAATTTTTCTATTTTTCCACACTTTGCCGGAGATTCTACTATTAATAAAGTATAACTCATTTACAAATTATAAGATTAATAACTTATTAACCTAACTTGTTATTAAATTATTTTTATTCAATTCTATTAAGTATTATTAAAATTATTAGAACTATTAAAATTATTAAAATTATTAAAATTATTAAAATTATTAATATTATTAATATTTATAGTATATAAAAGTATAAATGTCTTGTAAAAAATTAATGTGTAAATATAAATTAAATGATAAATCTATAACTAGAAAATGGTTAAAAATAAATCATCCCGATAAAGGAGGTACTATTAAGAGTGATGATTTTAACAAAATACTAGAATGCTATAAAAACGATGAGTTTTGTAATTTGGCACCTCCAACAAATAATGAAAAACATCAAAAAAATAAAAGCACAAAATACCCAAAATATAAAAGCACATTTAGAGCCACGCGAGCCAAAATATTTAGTTGTATGCGAAAAACAGCCAACTTTAGTAAAATAGTTGGTTATCATAAATTTGATAAATCAATATATGATCCAAATAAATTAAACTTGGAATTGGTTGATGCCTCTCCCAAAATGATACAATTATTGAATAACATTAAAGAATTAGATGCCCAAGATGAAATAAATCATGGTCATAAATTTAAACATTTTATATTTTCAGATGTAAAAGAAGGTGGTTATGGGGCAAAAATAATAGCATCGGCATTTCAGGCAAACGGGTATAATAATATAATTAAAGCTAAAAAAGGACAAAAACAAAAACCAAAATTATATTTAGATCTTCAAAACTCCAATTATAAAAATTTTGCTCTATTGTGTTCAAATACTATTTTTGATGCCACTTTTAATGAGAAGATAAAGAGAGAAGTGTTAAAAACATTTAATGAACGTCCAGGTAACATAAATGGGAAAAATGTAAGGTTAATAATTTTTGATAGTGGATTTAAAGAAGGAATTGATTTATTTGATGTAAAATACGTTCATATTTTTGAACCATCTTTAACTATTGCCGACTTAAAGCAAACAATAGGTCGCGCCACAAGAACTTGTGGTCAAAAAGGTTTGCCATTTCAAGAAAATATTGGATGGCCTTTATATGTATATAATTATTATTTAACAGTGCCCGAAATTGTAAGTAGTTCATTATATACTAACAAAGCATTACTATATGATGAGGAAGAACCAAGAGACGAAGATGTAGTGTTATTCAAAAATATGGAAAAATATAATGATGCTACTTTAAATTATAGCACATTTGATAAAGCAATGAACTCACTATCTGAACAATTATATAACTTAGCACCTATGTTGGCAGTAGATTATGAATTAACGCAAAATATACACAATGTTAGTGACTTAAATAATGAATTTATGGATAATGAGTATTATTTAATGGGTGGTGTAAATAAAGGTGTTGCTAAATATAAATCTTATTCACCACTAGTTAAGAATAATGAGAAATATAAATCTTATTCACCACCACCTAAGACTAACAATAAATCCAAATTTTTCAAAATAGATTATATTAAATGCCAAGGAAAATGTGGTAAAAAAAATACGAAGGATATACCTATAGGTATAAATTTTATGATACATGTATATAAAAAATATAAGCATCCTACCAAATTACTTAGTGTTAATAAATCAAATAAGCGACAAGCATTATGCGACTATATGAAAAATTTAAATAACAAATATTGCTCGCAGTTGAATTTTGAATGGGCAAAACGCTATACCAAAATCCCAGACATTATTGAAAATACTAAAAATATAGAAACAATGAAAGACGAGTTAGATGCTTTAGAATTAGAAATAAACGAGGACACTGATGCTGGAAATAAAATATACCCAATAATTTTATATAAAGGCAAAAAAGACAAACAATCTATTACATTAAGCAATCGTTCTAATAGTAGTTCTAATAAATCTTCTAGAAAACAAAAATTTTCACGCTTTAATTTTACTAAAATGAGGGATTATATCAAAAAAACTTATTATGTTAAAGAATTTGTTTGGGACAAAATTGTTGTTGAAAATAAATGTTTGCCTAATGCTAATGCTAATGCTAATGCTAATGCTAATGCTAATCAAGCAAACCAAATTGAATTCAATCCTACACAAAAATTCATTGCGCACTATTTTACTCCTGATTCGCCATATAAAGGACTTTTGCTATGGCATTCGGTAGGAACAGGCAAAACTTGTACTGGAGTAGCAACAGCAACTACTAGTTTTGAGAAACAAGGTTATTCAATATTATGGGTAACACGCACTACTTTAAAGAGTGATGTTTGGAAAAATATTTTTGACCAAATATGTCATACCATAATACTTGACGAAGTTAAAAAAGGACTAATTATTCCTAATAATATTAATGAACGTAAAAAATTACTATCAAAAAGTTGGTTAGAACCAATGTCATATAAACAATTTAGCAATTTATTGGCCGGAAAAAACAAAATATATGACATATTACTTGAGAGAAACGGTCCAAATGATATATTAAAAAAAACCCTTATAATAATAGATGAGGCGCATAAATTGTATGGTGGTGATTTGAAAGCATCAGAGCGTCCAGACACGGAAGTAATGGAAAATTTAATAAGCAATAGTTATAAAGTATCGGGCTACGATTCATGTAAGTTATTAATTATGACCGCAACCCCCTTTACCGATAGTCCTCTTGAATTATTTTCTTTAATCAATCTTTTTATAGAACACGAGTCTGATAAAATAACTACAAATAAAGAAGAATTTAAGAAACAATATATGACATCTGAAAATATATTAAGCACAAATGGAGTTAAACTTTTGGCAAATAAATTAACAGGACTTATTAGTTATTTAAATAGAGAAAAAGACCCCACACAATTTGCGCAACCTATTATGATAAATGTCCCAATATTAATGACTCATGTTGAAAATGAAGAATTAAGAGATATTGTGTTTTTAAATACAAAAATTAATAAAGTTGCCGACATTGTAGAGGAACAAATTGTGGTATTAAAAGAGAAAATTAAAAATATGAAAACGGAATATAAAACAGAGAAAGCAACATTGACCAAGTCAAAATCTTCATATTCTAAAGAAGAATTTACTAAGTTAAATGATAATTTGAAAGTTTTATTAAAAAATATAAAAGATTTAGAAGAAGAATTGAATAAATATAAAAACACAAAATATGACTCTGAAACAAAAATAAAAGAACTTAAAGAAAAAGTCAAACAAATAAAACATTCACTACTTCAAGAATATATATTATATACAAAATGCGGACACTTAAACTATAAAAATAATAAAACTAATAGTACCCGCAAAAGTTATAAACTTATTAAATAAATAGGTAATATTGCGTTATTTGATAATATTAAATATTCTTTATTTAGAAATAAATAAATTTATAAGTTAATTAAAAATAATATATTATTTATTTAGAGATAAATAATATCTTAGTTAATAATTATAATATATTATTTTTAATTATTATAATATTTAGCATATATATAAATGACTGCGTCGGTATCAGAATCTGTCGGTGGCGAAATTCTTGGTTACGAGGGTTCAAGCGGATACTCTGATTATAATGGTTCTGGTGGCAAAAAAAATTCTAGAAGAAGATCCAAAAAAAATATGGGAAAAATGTATGGAGGCAACGAGGAACAATCTACATCGGGATTTATTCCCGACGTTAACGGAGGAATGGGACATGAACATACAGGCGGAAGACGTAGGCGTAGAACAGGAAAAATGTACAAAGGAAAAATGCGCAAAGGAAAAATGTACAAAGGAAAAATGTACAAAGGAAAAACTCGCAAAGGAAAAGTAAGTTCATGGATTACTCATGTTAAAAATTTTTCCAGAGCTAACAAAATGGATTTCAGAGATGCACTAAGAGATCCTAAATGTAAAGCCACATATCACAAAATGAAATAATTAAAACGTGTAATAATCAATACATAATGATACCATATATATTATTCAAAAAATAATATATATAAAAATATAAAAAATATAAAAAATATAAAAAATATAAAAAATATAAAAAATACTTACTTAGTTATTAATTTGCGAACTTTCATTAATTCTAGTGCTGGACTTGCCCCCTTAGTTTGCTTAAAAGTATTTATCAACGCATCACCTGTTAATATTAAAATTTCTCTCAATTCATCATTTTGCGTAAATTTCGCATACAATGCTTTTTCCAATAACCCCGATTCTATTTTTTTAAAGTCCTCATCATTCATTATTACTGCTTTAACAGATTTTTTAATAACGCTAGAATTATATAATTTTAGTGCTTCTTCATTATTTGCTCCTACTTCCCCATTTTTCATAAATTTACCATATAGGTCAACCAAGTCTTTAAATCGGGAACCTAACATATAATGTTTCACACTAGACCAATTGTTTCCATCGATTACTAGATTAGAAACTAAAAAATCATTATCCAGTTTTTTGCGCCATTCAGGATATTTTTTCTTGTTATTTAAATCCAAAACATTTTTGACTGTTTTAAGTTCTGGTTTAATAGATTCTCCACTACCTTCGCCTACTTTTTCATGTTTTGATTTGCTATATATTTGAATAATAATTGAATCATCATATTCTTGCGATTTAGGAGTTTTAGTAGACACTAAAGAATCATAGCCACTAGTTTTACTAATAGGAGATGTTTGAACCCCATGTTGATTGGCAAACGTTTTAAAATCAGGTATTAAAACATATAGTCCAGCACCTTTTTCCATACATTTTTCTAAGACCAATTCTTTTATTTTATATGGTAATTCTGTAAATGTTAATGCACCTCGCTTTATATTTTTATCATATGTTATTAATTTATAATGAATACCTTTAATGTAGTCTGTTATTATATAATACGATGGTTTAAAAACACCCTGCGCTTGTAATTTTTTGTCAGCTTCAGAACACTGTAAAACTAGTTCTTTTTCACCATTTAAAAAATGGTCTTGCGATAGTACAATAAATTTAACATTATATAATCGCTCTAGTGTAACTAGTGCCCAATTATCTGCCCAATATTTTCCTCCTAACTCCATTATTACTTTTTTTAAATCATCCACTGTTTCTACATCTTTCATAAATTCAAACTCTTTTGCTAATTCTTCTAATTCTTTACTTTGATCGCTAACCGAAGACATCTTCTCAAAATTAGATTTAACATCACTTATCATTTTCATTTTATCTACACCGTCAGCAGTTGCTGTTATCATTTTTTTTAATGTCAAATGCTTCTTTTTATATTCTTTTAATTGGGTTTGTGTTGTTTTCATATTGTTATAAAATAGTTCAAAAAATTCCTTGTATGTTGCCAATATTTCTTCTGTAACTTCATTGGCTAATTTTTCACGAATAGATTGGACTGATATATCTATTTTTACACTTCTTAAAGCATCTCGCAAAACAGCAAAAAAACAATCTCCGCCACCCTCATTGTCTAATATCTCATATTTATTACTTCTTAAATACTTATTTATCCATTTATGTGATGGGTCTTCTTCATATTTACTAATTTCATAATCACTTTCGTCTTTTGTTTGACTATTTAGTTCCATTAAATCAAAACTCTCACTTATAAATTTTTGCGGTTTTTCATCAGTGTCTTCGATTTTCTCTTCTTCGTCTGTTTCAATATCACTAATACTAGTATTTTCACTACTAGTGTCACTAGCACTATTAAATTCACTTGTATTAGACATTGTCTCAAATTTATCAATTAACTCATAATTGTTAATAATTAATGGTTTTGCAAAAGGAAATATTATTGGTTCATGCATCATATTTAAATCAATATCTCCAGTAGAATCTAACAACGAAGTATAATCTGTATTCTTTGTTTCATATATACCTATTTTTGATACAACCGAACCATTATTTGCTAAATAAATATTAAAATACATAATATTATTACTTAAAAATTCTAATTTGGGAGTTCCTAAAACGAATTTTATATGCTTATTATATATTTTAGCATTATATACGAACGCTTCATGATTTAAATCAGATTTGTCAATATTATTTGTAATAGCATATTCTACTTTGCTATCAATATTAGATGTAATCATTATATATATTATTTATTTTTATAAATGTATTTTTAAACTATTATATTTATAATATTAATAAACTAAAAATCTTATATTATTAAAGTTATAATTAAAGTTATAATATAAGAATTTTCTAATGTTATAGCGTTATAAAAAAGTGTAATTATTGTAAGATATATTTTTTATATTTATCTTGAATATCCATTAATTTAAATTTAATTTTATTTGTAAAACTAATATAACTACTTTTATTAACTAATAACAAATCAATAGTGGCATATAGTTTTAAATTAGAATCTATTTTTTTGATAATTTTTATTTCTTTAAATAATTCATTATATATTGTCATCAAAAACTCTAGTATGTTTTCACAATAAGCATTGTTTTTCTCAATTTGTAAATGGGTTATTAAAAAATTAGTTAAGAGCAAAACAAATTCTTGAATAACATACGTATTAATAAACAAATTGCGCATATAATTATTAGTTTCTGTAATTTCTGTAGTTTCTAATTCATAAACAAAAACCCTTTTATAAATATTTATTATAAAAATTATAAAGCACTTATATTTATCGTTATTTTTATTAATTAGGAACTCATCTTCTTGTGTATTGTTAGCGTTTGTAATATATTTTTCAAAATTAGAATAATCCTCATATTTTTCTTTTAACAAATTATATAAAAATATGTTTTCTAATTTATAATTTTTAGTGTTATAAATAGCAAGTAATGAAAAGAAGACACTAACATATATTGAACTATAAGATATATTATTATAGCATATATAGTCAATTATATAATTATCCATAGAATATAATTCATCTATACTTTCTTCTACACTTGAATCAAGTAATTCATTATAAATAAGTAAAAACTCTTTTTCTAATTTATTATAATTAGACGGAGATAATTTATTCAACAGCGCTTTAATATTACTTTTAGCAATATTTATTTTAGTTTTATCAACTGGTACTTTTCTAACACTTGTTGTTTGTAATATATTAAGTTTGCTGAATTTATTAACATTAGTGAAATCTTTAGCACTATTATAAGTTTCGTATTTCTTATATTTTGATTTTTTTTTTAACTTAGTATCCATTTCTTGGTCAAAATTATTTAATGACGGATCATTATTAACAGTTTCTAATATAGTAATTAATAAATCTTGAATTGATTGTTCTAATTTTTCATGCTCCAAAGTTTTATAATAATTAGCAATAAATTGTGTATCATAAATTAACATTGCTATTATAATTAATAAATTATAATACTATTTTTTTAATTATTTTCGTTATATTAATATTTATAAAGTAATTGTTATTATTAATAATAAGATGGATTTTATTAACAAGCTAATGAATTTTTATGAAGACACCAATTTAAATAGCAAACAACAATATGCTGATTGCTTTAAGTTGCCAATCGAGTATTTAGACACTTCATCTATTCAAATCCTAAGCACTAATATTATTAATGATCTAGAATTAGTAAAAACAAAACCGGCTTTAATGGACGATTATAACAATTCAAGTAATACAAACACTAATACAAATAGTAATACAAACACTAATACAAATAGTAATAATTGTGAAAAACAAACATCAATTATTTGTCCCGCAACTAATGACGAATATAATTTATATTATCATGTTTTTAATCCTACAAATATATTTGAAAAAAATATTATATGTAGATGGTCTAAATATTATACAAACAATGTAGACTTTTTATTAGAAACTCAAGTATTATTAAAGAATTATAGTGCTTTTAAAAAAGTAGAATTTAGCGAAACTAAAACTACAATTCAAGAAGATTCAATATATAATAAATGTGAATCCATTATATATGATAACGGATTTATAAATAATTATCAATATATTGATATACCATTACTAAGCAATTTTAATAATAATAGTGTATGCTTACAATTGTTAAGTATGTATAATCTTTCATCGCCTGTTTTTTCTTTGCTTATTCCAATATTATTTCTTTTGCTCCCTTTTTTTTTAATAAAACTACAAGGACATAATATAACATTTGCACTGTATTTTGATCATTTAAAAAAGGTATTTTCCAATCATATAATAGGGCAATTATTTTCTTCATTTAGCAGTACTAATTTTACAAATAAAATCTATTTGCTTTTTAGTTTTGGATTTTACATTTTTCAAATGTATTTAAATTTTACTAGCTGTATTAAATACTTTACAAATATTAAATTTATTCACGAAACATTAAATGATTTAAAAAATTATATAGTAAGTTGTTTGAATAAATTTAAGAATTTTTTAAAATATTCCAAGGATTTAACTAATTATAAATCTTTTAATGATACTATTAATAAAAATATAAGTATTTTTACATATTATTTAGAAGAATTGAATAATATTACACCATATACTTTAAGTATCAATAAACTTACAGAATTAGGACAACTAATGAAATGTTTTTATTGCTTAAATAAAGATGAAAATATTATAAATAGTCTATATTTTTCATTTGGGTTTAATGGTTATTTAAAAAATTTAGAAACATTGCAAAACTTTATTAATACTAAAGTTATGAATTATTGTACTTATGATAATTCTAAACCTACCTCTTTTGATGGTGCTTATTTTGCCAATTTAAATATTATAGAAAAACATCAAGACACATGCGAGACAAAAGGGTATGGGTCTGAATGTCAAGAAATTTGCGACAAAGAAACATGCGAAAAACTTAAAGCAAATGATAAAAATAAACATAAAATTGTAAAAAATTCATATTCATTAAAGAAAAATATAATTATAACCGGTCCAAACGCATCTGGTAAAACTACTTTGCTAAAATCAACATTATTCAATATTATTTTATCCCAACAAATAGGATGTGGTTTTTTTAATAGCGCCTCAGTAAAAATATATGATTATATTCATTGCTATATAAATATTCCCGATACTGGAGGGCGCGATAGTTTATATCAAGCCGAAGCAAGACAATGTAAAAATATACTAGAAGCAATAGAAAATAATGCTACTAAAAATCACTTTTGCGTATTTGATGAATTATATAGCGGAACTAATCCGGAGGAAGCAATTGATAGCGCATATGGTTATTTAACTTATTTAAATAAATTTAATAATATAGATTACGTATTAACAACACATTATACTAAATTATGTAAAAAATTAAATAAACAAAACAACAATTTATATATGAAAGTAAATACTAATTCTAAAGATTTTGAATATACTTATAAAATAAAAAAAGGTATTTCAAAAGTAAAAGGTGCGCTGAAGGTGTTAAAAGATTTAAATTACCCAGAAAATATTATCACAAATATGAAAAACTAAATATTATTATTCGTTAAACAATACTTAAAATAATATAATTATACATTAATATAAATGTCATTCTTATTTAAATTCATAGATTCCGGATTTTTATTAACATTAGGATTAATTTTATTAATAAGTGGAGGGGTTATGTTATATTGTTATAGAAGACTAAATTTATTAGAAAAAAGTTTAATTGAGCATGGTAAAATTTTACAAAATTTTATTATAAATTATAATATTCAAATGCAACATTTTAGTTTAGTAAATAATTCACTTAATAAAAATAATGATTGTTTTGTTGAGAGTAACCCAACAGAGTATGTTGAATTTGATAAAATTAAGAAAATTAATTTAGGAGAAAAAATATCTGTTTCAGACGATGAGGACGAAGACGAAGGCGAAGATGAAGACGAGGACGAAGACGAAGACGAAGACGAAGATGAAGACGAGGACGAAGACGAAGACGAAGATGAAGACGAGGACGAAGACGAAGACGAAGACGATGAAAAAAGCAATTTACAAACTTTAAAAATTTCTAATAATAATTTTGAAGAAGAACTGGAAACTCTAGATTCTGTAGAAGACATGACAAGTTTAGAAAATATTAAACTAAATGAACAAAATATTTCTAACATTGATGACGAAACATTTATGAAGAATTTGCCTATAAACTTAAAATCATTTACTTTAGAAACAAATAATACTCCAAAAATAATAAATTTAGAAAACAGTGAAACTTCAGATACTAAAACAGGCGAAAGAAAAAATTATTCAAAAATGAAAGTGGATGACTTAAAGAGTTTGGTTGTTACAAGAAATTTAACAGATAATGAAACCTCTCAAAAAATGAAAAAATCTGATTTAGTAAAATTATTACAAAATCAATAATAAAAATTAATAATAAGTTAATAATAAATTAATAATAAATTAACAATAAATTAACAATAAATTAATAATAAAATATTGTATTTTATATATAAAAATGGAACGAGGTATAACAATGTTAATTCATTCGGTTATAATCGGCGTGTTATTATATGTTATTATGATTTATGCTCTTGGTCAAAGACCAATTGTTGCGGAAAATAGAAGTATATTGTTGGCTGCCTTTGTTTTAATATATATGTTAATGTTTGGTCACGGACTTCCAACAAAAATAAATAAAGATTTATTTTAAATAATAAAATGTATAAAAAATTAATATTATTACATAATATAATATTAATATTATGAGTTGGGGAACTTGTTATAGTGGTTCTAATAATATTCACTTCAATTTTCCTCCTTTAATGGACGATTCTAGATTATTTAGTAATTATTACTCGTCTGTTCTTAATGATACTGTTTTTCAAAATAATAAAAATATTAAAAATAATAGTGATTATAGAAAATATTTACAAGTAAATGCGGATACTATTATACAAAATAATCAATATATTTCTTGTATTGAGTGTGGCGCAACTTCAAACTATAAATTGGAACCTTTGACTAATATACAAAGTCCCTATATTTTTAATTCGATTTTGTCTCGCGACCAACCATATGGATACGAAACCAGCAATCTTAAAAATATATATTTGTCTAAACAACAATTAGATGCTCAAAAACATGTTTCAAAGTATATAATCAATGCAAATGAGTAAATTTTTTTTATATTATAATATTTTATAATATTTTATAATATTATATAATATTTTATAATATTATATAATATTATATGGCTTTTTTTGATGATTTAATGGCGCCTTTTGGCAAAGAGCATTGTATGTTTTTTTATTATTTAGGATATATTAGTTTAGCAGCCGTAATTTTTGCATTTATAGGAATAATAATATCTTTAGTTAATAAGAATTACAAGATACTTGGTTTTGCCATATCCTATTTTTTAACCTTTGTACTCATGTATTACATTTATAGATTACATTATTCGGTATGTTTGGGTGCTTATAAATAACTTGCTATTATAAACACTAATATATAATATATTAGTAATAATAATATATAATATATTAGTAATAATAATAAAATACTAATGAAAATATTAAGCATAGATATAGGCATTAAAAATTTAGCATATGTAATTTTAGAATGCCATACGCTAGATAAAAAATTTCATGTTAATGAATTAAAAGATTTCAAAGAATTTAAAATTCTAAAATGGGATGTAATAAATTTGTGCAACAAAGTAATTTCTTGCAATCAACAATGTTGCTCAAAAGAAGCCAAATTTCATAAAGACAACGTTTTTTATTGTAAAAATCATACAAAAAAAACCGAATATAGTTTGCCAACATGTAATATAAAAACACTTCACAAACAATCTGTTGCCAATCTCTCGTTATTGATTGAACAATATCAAATTAAAATAGAAAAACCAATAAATAAGGCATCTTTAATAAAATTACTAGAAGAATATTTGAATTCGACTTGTTTTGAAGCGGTTGAAAGTGTTAACGCAAATAATGTAAATTTAATAGATATAGGCATCAGTATTAAAAATGAATTAAACGAATTATTTAAAGATTTTGATTTATCCACAATTGACCAAATTATTTTAGAAAATCAAATAAGTCCTATTGCTAATCGAATGAAAACAATTCAAGGTATGATATCTCAATATTTTATTGATTGTAATAATTATAATATTAAATTTATATCAGCAACAAATAAACTAAAACCATTTATAAGTAAAGAAAACAAATATGTAAGTGAATATAAAGATTATTGCATTATTAATGAATCCAAAGATACTAAAGATACTAAAGATACTAAAGATAGTAAAGATACTAAAGATAGTAAAGATAAAAAATTATCATATAATGAGCGAAAAAAACTTAGTATTTTTTACACAAAACAACTGTTAGAACATAAGAATATGCCTCAAGACCTCGCTTTTTTTATTAACCATTCAAAAAAAGATGACTTGGCTGATTGTTTTTTACAAGGCATTTATTATTTAGAAAATTACAATGTATTAAAATAACTAATAACTAATAACTAATAACTAATAACTAATAACTAATAACTAATAACTAATAACTAATTAATAATTAGTTATTAATATATAATATATATTGCGGAGTATTTAAAAATTAAACTTCTATTTTTATCATAATAGTTTTAATGGATATTATAGAAATTGAGCCAGAAACGTTAAATATTGATAGTTTTCAAATTCCAGAATTTAAAATAAATGACTCAGATGTAGAAGAAATTATATCAAAAAAACCATCGGCTAATTTTGGAGGTGGTATTGAACTATTAATGAATGGAAAAAATTTAACTGATAAAAAAACATCATCTTCAATAGATATTGAAGACATTACAACTTTAGAAAATGAATTAAATGATTTAACACACAATAACACTTCAAGACATTTTGATGACAAATTAAAGTTAAATACCAATACAAATAGCAATAGCAATAGCAATAGCAATGCTAATAGCGATAATAAAAAAGAAATAAATTATAATCAATCAACAGGAACCAATAAAAAATCTATTTTTGGAGGGTTATTTGGTGGTGATTCAAAGACTAATGGGGCCAATATTAAACCAGTTACAAAAAATGATGAAAATGACGCGGCAAATTTAGGCAAGTCCACGGCAAATATGAATGAAAATAAAACATGGGATGGATTTGGTAAATTTAATAATGTTCCTATAAATTTAGAAAAAGCACAAGAAAAACCCACATTAACTAAAGAAGAGGAATTAAAAGAAAAATTCAAATATTTACGCAAGTTAGAAGATTTAGAAAAAAAAGGGGTTTCGCTTAGCAAGCGTTATAATATGGATTCTGATTTAAATGAAATGATTGGTGAATATGAAACTATTATTGCTGAAAAAGAAAAATCAAATGCTATTAAATTTCAAGGAAAAATGTTGATGGCATGTATAACTGGACTTGAATTTTTAAATAATAAATTTGACCCTTTTGATATTAAACTTGATGGTTGGGGAGAACAAATAAATGAAAATATTGACGAATATGATGAGATTTTTGCCGAATTACACGAAAAATATAAATCTAAAGCAAAAATGTCTCCCGAATTGAAATTATTGTTTCAATTAGGTGGTTCTGGAATGATGATTCATATGTCAAATACATTATTTAAATCTTCGATGCCTGGCATGGATGATATTATGCGACAAAATCCAGAATTAATGAAACAATTTACTCAAGCAGCAGTCAATACAATGGGTCAATCTAAACCCGGATTAGGCGGATTTATGAATGGACTATTTGGAAATAATGGTGCTAATCCTGGATTTGGTGCTTCAATGCCGCCAAATGTAAATTCGGGTCCGCCACCACCACCAGTTGAGTCTAAATTACCTGAACGCAGTCAAAGAGTGCAAAATATAATAAATCGTCCGGATATTATGTCAGCGCGCGGTATGGAAATGGATAATAATGAAGGTAATCCTTATAGTGAGCAACGCATTACACGCCCTGAAATGAAGGGTCCGTCGGTTGCTCCACCTAGTCAAAATATTGCGTCTTTATTAAGTGGTTTAAAAACAAAACAAGTTGATGTTAATGAAAAAAAAAATAATGAATCCAGCACTATTAGTATTGAAGACTTGAGAGATTTAACAAACGCTAAAATACCAACAAAATCTAAACGTAGGCAGCGAAGCGATAAAAATATTGTGAGTTTAGATATTTAAGTGTTATAAAAAAATATAAAAATACTATTACTTTTTAATAACATATATTGTGTTATATATGTTATTATAATTAGTTACTTGTTTTTAGTTATTTGTTTTTAGTTGATTTTAGACTTCTTTGACTTCTTAGACTTCTTTGACTTCTTAGACTTCTTTGACTTCTTATACTTCTTTGTTTTAGACTTCTTTGTTTTAGACTTCTTTGTTTTAGACTTCTTTGTTTTAGTCTTCTTTGTTTTAGCCTTCTTAGTCTTCTTAAAACTAACTTGCCACCGACAAGTTCGGTAAAGCTTCTATAATAAGAGTCTTTTTTTTTTTTTGGTAATAATTGTATTTTTAATATAAGTTCTAAGTTATTTCTCTTTTTTATAAGTCCACGTATCATAGTGTTATACTTTTCCTTCCTGCCTTCATTCATCTTGTATAAATGGCTATATGATATATGGTCAAAATCATAATATCCTATAAACATTGAAGTAAAACCTCTTATTTTTGGATTTATACACATACTAAGTGTTAATACAGCATCTACATAATTTTCTTCCTTTAATAATAAGTAAACATACTCGGCAATTCTAGTGTTATTGCGTAGAGCATTTATATATATAGGTGCTAAATAATTCTGGTTAGGTTCTTGCGGTTCTTTAGTAGTATCATCTATTCCTAATTTACTTTTAGCAATTGATGGTTTTAACCCATAAAATCTTAGTTCATCTTGAGTAATCCTTCCTGCTCTTCCAAAGTCAATTACAAATGGAAAAATATTTGTGCGTTCTGTATTTAATTGATTAATGTCTTGTATCGACTCACTTAATTCTATATTAGAACATATCATTATATTCTCATCGTGAATATCATCATGATGATAACCTTTTATTGCTAATAATGACGCCATATAATATGTATAAAAATTTCGTAATTCTTCATCTGTGCTTAATTTTATTTCTATAGCAAGTGTTATATATTTATAAAAAGATTCTTCAGTAATTGTTTTACCGGCATTATTTTGCAGAGTTCTCTTACAAAAATCAAAATATGTTTCACAGTCAATAAATTCCATAATAAGTATCTCCTGATTATAAGCACTTGTTATTGGGTTTGTATCCCCAAAGTTTTTACGAAACATACTATATTCTATAGGCGCTTTTAGTTCAAATAAGCTATAAAATAGTATACCAAGCATTGTCATTTCCTTTCCTGGAGTTTTTATTTTTTCAGCAAAAAGAAAACTGGGACATATTGGCATTACATTACTTTGCGAACCGAGTTCTTTTTGAATGGCAATCTCATTATCAACATTAGTATCTGGATAACCTATAAAAAGTTTAATTATTAATACACTTGGTGCATTAATATATTGTGTTGGATTACTTTTAAAATGACTACTAAATTTTTCATTTAATGTTATCTTAAATATTCCAGTAGTCACCATAGATTTTTTTACACGAATAACTTCTATCGTTGTGTCTTTATGCGTTAATATATTAACTATTAGACTAATTATTTTAGATTCATTTTGTATAACTTCATCACTAAATAAAACGGTTCCTCCGTTAAAAGTCATATATATATCTTTATATTATAAAAATAGTATAAAAATAGTACAAAAATAGTATAAAATTTATATATATTGTAAATAATATGGTATTTATTTGTGATTTTTGTAATAAAAATATTTCAGAATGTTGTACTTTATATTTTGGATTTGATTGTATGTGTTGTAGTAATCATTGCCGTTCCCAAGTTATTCAATTAAATTTACAAATTGACCCAAAAATGAATAATCCACATACTTGGTTAATACATAAATTAAGAGTCAAAAAAAATAAAGACCCGCTTCCAAAACCTAAATCATTGATAAATTTACTAGAAAAATTGCGAATGTAAATATTTTTATTAAAATTCTAATTCTTCATTTTTTAATTCTTCATTTTTTACAATTACAATAGGTTTCTTAATATTTAATTTCACAATTCCTCGATGCATTTTTTGTTTATGCGACAAACAATCATATGGCACTTTCATATAAATTGTTGTTTTATCTTTTGTCACAGCAATAGTATACATAAGCACCATGTTATATATTATAATATTATAATAATATTATAATAATATATGAAATCAATTTTTAAATAAATTAAATATTATTTAATATTTAAAAAAAATATTATTGAGTTAATAATATATAAATTTTATTTATTATTATTAAATAATAATAATGACTAACAAATATCCTATTAATTCAGATTATAGTAATTTGAAAACATATGTAATAAATTTGGATGATTATATAAATAATTACAATAAGCAATTACCATATTTACTAGATTTAGGTTTAATAGTAGAGAGATTTAGCGGAATTAACGCATTAAAAAATGAACACTTAAAAACCGAATATCAACAATACATTTCAAGCTATGCTAAAAATTTTGCCCCGAAATCTGTAATAGGTTGTGCTTTAAGTCATATATTATGTTGTGCTGATATAAAGTCTAATTATAGTAAAAAAATAAATGACCCTATACCCTTTTTTCTAATAATGGAAGATGATGCTTTTCCATTATATAATAAAGAAGAATTCTATGAACATCTTAATAAATCATTATATGAAATACAATTATTAGATAGCAATTGGGATATTATACAATTACATAGTGATTGTATTATACCAACAAAAGACACATATAACACACATATTGCTTGCGGAAGCGCGGCAGCCTATTTAATATCAATCAATGGTATACATAAAACCTTGACTTCCAAAATATATAGTCATTTAGATTTTATACAGCACAACTTTATTACATATAATAAATATAGAACAAAAGAAAATTTATTTTATACAAATGAGAAAACTAGTCTAAATAGAATACAAGTTAAAAGCAAACTAAATTATAAGTATTATAGTTTATTATTAAAATCTAAATTTTGTGAATTGTTAAATAAATACACGCATATTATTCCATTACGTGGAGAGAAGAGTTATAGTGATTTTTTTGAATTCAAATTTGTAAGAGAACCGTTATTTGAGAAAGAATTTACAGTGAATGATTTATTAGATTATTTATTAACATTTATAATATTAAAAAAAATGTTTAAAAGAAATGTTTTAAAAATAGAGTAAAAATAGCATTTAAATATATAATTTTAATTAAATTATAATGGATTATAGCGATGAAACTCAATTTCAACCTAAATTAATATGTGCTAAAGGAGACATAGTATTGAGTGAAATTAAAATACCTTCTAGTAACAATAAAGCTTACAATTTAAAATTTGAAATTAATAATTTGAATACAAGTAAAGTAAATATTGATACACTTTTAAGTACAGCAATTTATGATTTGCTTGAAAAAGTAAATGTTGAGTTAATTGAAAAAATATATATTTTAGATGTAATAAATGCTCATGAAACAGACATATGTATATTATTAAAACAAATCGCCAAAGAAGTAGGACTTAAGCAAAAATATGTTTTGTTTAGAACCACTAAATATTCAAATAATTTGAATAATAACATAACCTTTTACAATAAAGATTTAATTTATGAGCATAAACATTTAATAACAGATTATTTAAAATCTATAAATTTAAATATTGAGAAATATGAACCAATGACATTTAATTTTGGTAAAACCCATATAACTTTGAACGACGAACAATGGGTCGATAATCTTGAGAAATTAATTAGTGTTAAATTTTCAATAGATTTTCAACTAACAATAGAAGACGACTTACCAATTTATATGAATAATTTTATTGGATTAATGTTTAAAAAAATGTTTTACAATGTAAAAATGTTTCTTGTTAATTTAAATTCATAAATATATTATTATTATTTAAAATAACTTAATAACTTAACATTTATTAAATTATAAAAAATGGTACTATCTATTATGTATATATGTTTCCGAATAACCAAACTGATAACAATAGTTCTCTACGAATTTATAAAATATAACAATAAAAGATGTGTAAATTATTTATTTAATATACCAACTTATAGATTAGAATCAATTAAAAATATATGCACAAAATTAGAACAAGAAAATATTGTATATGTAAAAATATTTCAAGCATTATGTTTTGACAGAGATTTATTGAGTGCTGAAGAACAATGTTATTTACTTAAATACACAGATAATGTTCCTTATCAAACCAATGAAATAGATTATGATTTATTAGATAAATTGGAACACGAGTTTTCAATAACTTTAACAAATAGAATTCCAATAAATTGTGGTATTGTAGGTATAGTATTTGATGGCGTTGATTCATCTAATAATAAAGTAATTATTAAAATGTTGAAAAAAGACATTTTACAAAAATTTACAAATGTGTTTAATGAGTTGTTATATGTTTCGTATGTATGTAAATATATTCCATACATAAAATCTCTAAAAATAACAAAAATGCTTTTAGATAATGAAGAAATTTTATTAAATCAAATGGATTTTATGAAAGAAGTAGAAGCAATCGAAATCTTTAGTACAAAATATAAAAATAACAAAGAATTTGTGTTTCCAAAAGTTTATAGACAAATAACCGAAAAGTACAACAACCTATTAGTAATGGAAAATATTAAGGGACTTAAATATAAAGACATAGAAAACATGGATGAAACTATTAAAGAAGAATTTGCATATGTGATTCATAAATTTTCTATATTAGGAATTTTATATTATTCACTTGTTCATTGTGATCTTCATAGTGGAAATGTTTTCTTTTATATGAATAATGATACTAATTCAATAAATGATGAATTAGTAAAATATAGGGTCGGTATTATTGATTTAGGTATATGTTGTTTTCCCAATAAAGAAAATCAACATGCGTATTATGTTTTTTTTAATGATATAGTTATGAATCAAAATTATACTAATGTAGAAAAGTTATTATATACTATTATACAAGAAAAAGAAGTGTATACTAATTTTAATGCAAATAAAAAACAGCAACTTATTAATGAAAGTATCAAATGTTTAGAATTAAATACAAAAGAGGAAGTAAACACCCGTCTATTAATAGACTTAAGTAAATTATTTAATAAATATAATTTGAACTTTACAGAAGAATTTAACAAAATTATTTTAAGTGTTCATGTTGTTGACCATTTTGGAAAAGACTTATCCAAAAATTTAAAAGCATGTCAAACAAAAGTGCTAACTGATTTAACTAAATTCAATGAACTACTAGAAATATAGTAAAAATGGGGGGACTAGGACGCATAATAAAGGTTGTAATCTCTCTTATGTTAAATGTATTAATATTATTTTATTAAAATATAATATTAATCCCTAATCTATAAAAATAGAAATGTGTAAATTTTGGGAAAAATAAATTTGAAAATTTTTTGGAAAATGGACATTTATAAATGTCCAATTTTTGAAGATTTAAACCTTTTATAAAAAAATGAAAAATTTACACAGTTTTAAACATTTATAAGCATAAAGGGTTGAGCATTGTGAATTTAACAACAAAAAACTCCTTACCATAATTATTTTCCCAATTTTTCCACAAAGTTTGGCCGAACTTTTGTTGTCATTTGTTGTCAAAATTTGTCCGGAAATATCCGGACATAAAATAGTTTTAATATTTTATTACGCTAAATGGTAAGGCATTGTAATAAATGTTGCTATAATTTTGACAAGGGCGCAAAATCTATTAACATTTATTTACATAAAATCTGTGAAAATCCGAATATTAAATTAAAATATTTAAATACTATTTTCTATTTAAATATTATTAGTACTAATGCTTACAAAAAAATCCGCAAAAATCCGCAAAGAATTTGTCTGTATATGTTGTGATTATAATACGTGCGATAAAAAAGATTATACCAAACATATTAACACAGCAAAACATAAAAATAATACAAACGTTGTCATGGCGTTGTCAAATATAGAAGAAAAATCCGCAAGTTTTATAAATACAAATACAAATACAAATGATACAACAATTGTATGTAATTGTGGGAAAAAATATAAGAGCAGACAAGGATTATATGCTCATAAGAAAAAATGTGATGCACTAGAAAATGGAAAAATAACAAATGCTACAAATGCTACAAATGCTACAAATGCTACAAATAATCAACTAACCTTAACAAATGATTTAATTATTAAATTACTGAACGACAATAAAGAAATGAGAGAAATTATAATTAAGCAACAAGATCAAATTAGTGAATTATTACCCAAAATTGGTAATAATTTTATAACAAATAATAACAATAACAATAAATTCAATATTCAAGTATTTTTGAATGAACGATGCAAAGATGCTATAAATATGAGTGATTTTATTAAATCAATACAAGTTAGCTTACAACAATTGGATTATACTAAGCAAAATGGAATAGTAAATGGATTAAGCAATGTAATAATAGAAAATATGAATAAACTAGGATTGTACCAACGACCTATTCATTGTACAGATATAAAACGTGAATCATTATATATAAAAGATGATGATAATTGGGAAAAAGATGTAAATAAAGAAAAAATAAAAAAAGCAATAAAAGACGTATCAACAAAACAATTTTGTGCTTTAAGTAAATGGACAAAAGAAAATCCCGATTTTCAAAATAATGAATACAAACAAAATTATTATACACATACATTAGTGGCAATAGCCAACAATAAAGAACACAATGAAGAAAAAATAATAAAAAAATTATGTAATAATAGTTATATAAAAGAAGAGTAATTATTTAGCTTATATTAAAATTGAAATTAAAAATTAAGTAACTATACACTTTATATTTTAATTACATTAGTAATAAACATGGATTCACATAGAGACACAGTTGTTATTGTTAAAATAATTCAAATACAAAGTTGGTTTAGAGGAAGTATTTTTAGATTAAAACAATTACCCTTAATTATGTATAAAATTCAAAATTATTTAAAATTACATGTGATTCAGTTTTCAAGTCAAAACGAAGATGGTAGAATTAATAGTTGCAATGATGAAGTTGAAGTAATTAAATTACTTAGTGAAAAGTTTGGTGCTAGAATTAAAATACCAATAAAGAGACATTGGTATGACATTTTAGCCTATGATTATATGTATGGATGGATTCCAATAAATATAAAAACAACAACAACACTAACAAGCGACAATACAGGTAATTTGGCAATGTGTGTTTATGCTTATACAGATGAAAAATTGGATATTCACAGGGAAAAATCTTATGAAAATGGTAAAATGAGTAATATACTTTTCAATAAATTAAAAAACAAACAATATAACTTCAATAACAAAAAAGATTATTATTTTATTGTATTAAATAAAACAGACACAAGTAGTGTAATTGTTAATAGTGTAAAAGGATTGACGCTATTAACACCAAATATAAATAATTTACCATTCCAAGTTTGTTGGAATAAAAATAGGTCATATAAATATGAAAACATACACAAAAAAATAGAACAATTTATTGATTGCTTACAACAACCTAAACCATGTTGGAAAGAAACATTTATGACAAATATAAGGTCATTAGAATTATAAATACTCATTTGGAATATATGAATTACATATTTGCCTATGACCTATTTTAAATCTTCCAGAAAACATAAAATTATCTTTGAAAGTATTACTATTTAAATAGGCTACAACACTATTTAAATTACACTTTTTTTTTGGTTTAAGCATTATTAATCCACCTCCAAAATAATTGACTTTACCTAAAAACGCAATATCTTGTTTTCGTGTTAAATTATAAATATAAATACAATCTTTTCCAAAATTACTATTTATGGTACTAATATTTCTAGGTGCTCCCCATTCAAACCAATTAGTTTCATTGAACTTTCGTATTTTCCTCATAATAAGTTCTTTTTTGTGATGTAATAAATAGTCATTAATTTTTTCATTAGCACAAGGATAAGTTTCAATATAAATATATTTTTCAACTTTATTATGACCATTTAATAGTTCAATATTACCAATTTCTTCATTTTTATAAACTTCTTCTTTTCCACTAACAAGACCTACATAAATATCAAAATAGTCTTGAAACAAAACACTATTACTATTTTCTTCTATATTAAAAGTAATTAACCCATTAGTGTTTGTAATATAGAGTGTTTTACTATTATATAACACTTTTTTCTCAATTAAACTATTTTTACAATATCTGAACACAATAACATCAATTGAAGCATTGGCAAACATGTTTTCATTATGCGGATGAAATATATGAGTGAATGTTCCTTGTGTCATCATAACATTCAATAATTTTGAAGCACTTGTTAATTTAAGAAAATCAGATGGAACAATAAATATTAATTCACCATCAATGGTGAGTAATTCATAACATTTTTCTATAAAATCAATATATAAGTTTCCTTTTTTAGTTCTAACATAAGGGGGATTTCCTATTATTGTTTTGTATGTTTTTGTAATTGGTTGAATCATAAAATCTCCATAAACAACTTTCTCCTGCTCTATGTTATCTAATAATTTAATTTGTGTATCAATCTCATACATATCAAATGTTATATTAGGTAATTTATTACTAATAAATATTATTAAATCTCCGCGCCCTATTGAGGGTTCTAATATATTAGAAGGACTATTTAATATAAACTCATACACTTTTTCTTTAAGGTCAATATGTGTTGTATAATATTGTCCTAAATCATGCTTTTTTGTCATAATTATATTAATATAATTAATATAATTAAATAGTTTCTTTTAAAATCTTTTGGACAAAATAAGTCAATTTTTTCTTTTTATTAATACTATTTAACACAATACAATTTTTATTGTAATGTCCCTTTTTGACTAAATTGATTATAGCATTTTTCGCAACTATAAAAAACCATTTTTAGTATTTTATATTAATTTATAAAAAACAAATTAATATAAAATTGGCGTTTGAAATGTAAAAAGATGTACTAGGCTATTTTCTCTTCTTTATTTTCTTCTTTTTGTTTTTATTTTTAATCTTTTCGTTTTTATTTTTAATCTTTTTGTTTTTTTGCTATATATTTTATTTACTCTGCGTTTTTCTGTTTTTTTATAATTATAGTAGCGCCGTCCAATACCTTTGCCGCCTGCCATTAAACTTTCTTGTGCTGCTCTGTGTGTTGTTGGTGCTCTTGGTGTTGTTGGTGCTCTTTGTGTTGTTGGTGCTCTTTGTGTTGTTGGTGCTCTATAAGGCTTTATTGAAAACATTCTGCTAAGCAAAGAAGGGGTTGTACTTTTTTTCTTTGCTTCTGCTAATTGCGCATCTTCTGCCAACCGATCCGCTTCTGACCATATTTGCCGCGCTCTTTCTTTTAACCAGTCTTTGTCGGGCAATTCATTTACAGCAAGTGATGTGCCCTTTTCATCAACAAAGTCATTGTCATAAAATTTTTTTCTAGCAACCAACGCTTCTTCAATTAGATTATTAAAATTATACGAAGATGACAATGTAGCATATTTAAATATAGGTAAATATGTTTGCTTAGGTTCAAGTAAGGCGCTCATATAATTACCAAATACCGAGACGTAGTTGCGAGCTGTATAGTTTGGAGAACAATACATGGTACTTGTTATTGCGGCTTTTACAAACTCTTTTTTGGTTATTAAGGTATCAAAATAACTCGTCATGTTAGTCCCAATAATGTCTGTAATTTGTGGGGTTGGTTCCTCAGTTTCATCGATGAACCTTGCAGATTCGTCGAAGAACCTTGCAGATTCGTCGAATATAGTTCTAGTGGTTACTGGTAACACCTGTGTATATTTATTAGTATAAAGTTGTCTAGGTGTATAAATAGAAACATTACTTGTAAAAGCAGCTCTTCCAAAATCAATTACAACAGCATCTATTATACCATCTTTACTTCTACAAATTAACACATTGCCTGCATGTAAATCTCCATGAATTATTCCTTGATTTAGCAATAATATTGATATATATAAGAGGACAAAACAAGCAAAACCTGCTTTTCTTTCTTTTATTTTTTCGTCTGTTTCTCTTGGATCTATTGCTTCTGCAAAAGGTAATGGCATTCCATGTATATTAGACATATAATAATTAATATAACGTCCCTTCGATACCTCATCTCCAGGATATGTAAGGCGATGAAGGGATACACACTCAGCATATTCCATAAAAATAATTGTCTGTGTTAAATCGTCAAAACTAAAATCCGGTCTCAAAAGCTCTATGAAAGGGTCTCTGCTTTTTAATTTTTTCACACTATCTTCTTTTAACCTAGTATATAACTGAACCGTTTTACGTAGTGTTACTTTCTCTGTTATTTTCTCTCCGTCTTTAATTACTTCTTGCTCTTCTTTCACTTCAATATTTTGGATAGTTCTACTTAGTATAGTACAAATAGCTTTTTCAAGAGTGTCAGCATTATCTTTATTTTTGCCTAATTTTGTCATTTTTGAAAACAAAAAACTTGGACATATTGGGTAATGATTTTTGCCCGAATTACGAAGATATTTATGTATTTCAACTTCATTGACATGTTGAGTAGCATCTGGACTATAACTTATTTTGTGTGTAGTCTTGTCGACATGTGTAATTTCTTTATGTGTTAAAATTTTCATTATTAATACCCTTGGTTTAACACTTGTACCTGTTGTTGTAAAAAAATTTGAAAATACTTTGTTATTAAATTCTAGCATATATACATATTCTGGGGGACCGCCCTCATGTAACATGTCTATAGATGTATCTATATGGTTTATTATTTGTGTTAATATATTTTCTGTACTTTGATCATCAGTTGCATTTATTGTAATGGCTCCGCCATTTAAAGGCATGGAGCTTATTATATATACTAAAATATAATAAACAAAAAATATAAAAAAAATTGATAATAAATATACTATTATATATATGATTAATATAAATACTTAACACATAACTATTTATAATGACTAGCGACCCAAAAATATTCGTTTTGGTTGATACAAGTTATTGGATATTTTATAGATATTACGCTATTGTTCAATGGTGGGGACACTCTAATCCCGAATCACCTTTAACTAATCCAATTGAAAATGAAGAGTTTGTGGAAAAGTTTATGAAAACATTTAGCGAATCGCTAACAGGGTTTAAAAAGAAGCAAAAAATACATAAAAAACAATCTACAATTATTGCTGTTCGTGATTGTCCGCGTAAAGACATTTGGAGAAATGCTTTATTTTCAGAATATAAAGGAACACGTGACAAAGGCGAGGAATTTTTTGGAGGACCATTTTTCAAACATATATATCAAGATAATAATAAACTTTTATATGAAGCCGGTGCTAATGTTGTAATACAATTTCCAAATTTAGAAGCCGACGATATTATTGCTCTTACTAAAAATCATATTCGCCAAAAATATGCGGATGCCAAAATATATATTATTGCCAATGACCATGATTATTTACAACTTTTAGATGAGCACACCGAAATTGTAAATTTTCAAAACAAATTTTTAAAAGAAGCCAAGAAAGTGTTTAGCGAACCACAAAAAAACCTATTTTATAAAATTGTGCTAGGAGATAAGTCAGATAATATTATGCCAATTTTTAAGAAATGTGGTCCAAAGACTTGTGAGAAATATTATGAAAATAATGAATTGTTTTTAGAAGCATTGAAAAAAGAAAATGCTTATGAAAAATATGAACTAAATAAAAAATTAGTAGATTTTAGAGAATTACCCCATGAACTAGTAAGCAGTTTTATTAAAGAAAACTCCGAACTATTAGACAGACTATAGTTTGTAATTTTGTTTCTAAGTTCATTTTTAATATGTTAAACATTATTATTAATAATATAACTAATAATAATATTAATACTAATACTAATAATGTTAATAAAATATCCGTTATTAGTTCCTACATTTGGCCATGGGGCAACCAGTTTAATAGTTAGTCCTTTTGAAACTTTAGCAAGCAATCTTTTTAGTGGATTATGTATATATTATTGCTCATTTTTTCAACGAAAAATGTTATTAATCATTTTTTCTATTTATCATATTGCCGATGACTTTAAAATACAAAATAACTTTTATAAATATTCTTTAAGTTCATTATTTCACATGGCGTGGCTTAAATATCCGTTGCTAAGTAAATGTTATTTGACACTAGTCCATAGTCCTAGACATTATTTAACTATTTATAAAAGAAAACGTAGAGTTGCTCAACAATTTTTAATAGGCATTGGAACAAGTGCTCTCGCTATTCCATTTTTAAATGCTAATTTGGATAGCGTATTAAATAATTATTTAGGCGAATTATGGTTTGTTGGTCCAATAATTGCCCACATAATAGTACATAGCTATTATAATAAAATTATTAATAATACTAGTACTATAAGTTAGCTTGGTTTAATTTTCTAGATTTATTATTTCTAGATTTTTTATTTCTAGATGTCTTATTTCTAGATTTACTTCCCCCTATAGACTTTGCTCGCACACTAGATATTTTTTTATGTGTTGTATTAATATTTGACAAAGACTTTATTTTTCTTGTTAACTTTTGTTTTTTATCTAATAAATATTTATAAAAATCTGGCTTAAAATATTTAAACATTCTGTAATCTGTCTGAAATGCTCCCCATTTTGTTGATGCAATTATTTTTTTAAATTCGTGCGTATCAATAGCTCGTAAAATTTCATCACCTTCTGCTTTTGATTTTATAGGAATACCAAATGATATTTGAGACATTCCAAATTTGCCTTCATAGTCATTTTGTTCTTTATGTGAATATTGATGTCTATTAAAATTTAATATAACTTTAGGTTCTCCAAAATGACCTTTTGAGTTATCATTTGAATACCAATATGTTACTCCTTCTGCTGTTATAGAATGAACTATTTGATATTTGAATTCACTCGTTTTTTTATCTTTCATTATTTGTTTTTTTTGAGTATGATAATTGGTTCCATATATAACATCAATTCCTTTATCTTCGCTAGTTAATATTTTTTCAAAAATTTTATAATTATAATTTGGTAAAAAAGACCATTCGTCTATCTTGATTAAATGTTTCTCTCGTAACTCATCAATAATTTTACTCGGTTTAGTGTTAGATTTATTTTGTAAAACATATAAATCAAATCTACTTCCTACATTAAAATATGTTTTACCATCATTTTCTCCATAAATATGTAAATATAATAATTGTAATTTTGAAATAATATTCCATAAATTATGTAATAATCCTAATCCTCTCCAATTAGCAGGATTAATAAAACCTAAAAATCCATTTTTATTTAATATTTCTAATGATTTTTTTATAAATTTATCCCATAATGTTTTAGATCCTGAGTTTGTGCCTTTTCTTTTTCCTTCTTTAATATCATTCCATGGAGGATTACCTATTATGACATCAAAATGATCAATACCAGAAACTTTTTTTATGTTCATAACGAGAAAATCACCACAAAATATATTTGCATCGTGTCCAAATATTTTACGTGACACGCCTACATTTTTAGGATTTATTTCAAACATATATAGCATATTTGTGATAATGTGCTCACTGCGTTTTTTATTATCTTTAATTTCATCTTTTAAACCTTCCATTAATTTACGATAAGCAATCATTGGAAAATTACCTATACCATTTGCGGGATCTAACCATTTATAGTCTTTATTTTTCCATACTTCTTTTGGAAGTTTGTCTAACATTTCTTCTATTAATGCTATTGGAGTAAATACTTCTCCAAATTCATTTTTTTCAGCATCTCTTACTGGTAAATATTGTTCTATTTTTTCTTGTATTTCTTCAGGAGACATATCATATATTAATTTATCTTCTTTCATTACCTCTCTAATATTATCAAAGAATATAAATAAAGCATTTTTTAAAGTCTTATTTTCATCACTGTTAATTAATTCTTTATATAACTCTAGTGATTTTATAAACTGTTTAGGATTTAAGTTTTTAATCAAATTTATATAACTTCCAAACACATTATAATCTGTATAATTACAATTAAAAGGATCCACTTTTTCAGAAACATCATTAATTGTTTTATCAATACATTCATCCATTGAAGAACAATTAGCATTATATTTATCACTAAATATTGCCAACATGCTTGTATATGTAGAAAGTAAATCAGCAATATCTTTTACTTGTAATTCTCCTGCTTGTTCTTGTGTTTCTGGTTCTGTTTCATCTTCCTTTTGTGCTTCGTCTTCTTCTTCTGTTTCATCTTCTACGTCTTGTTGAAGATATTGTGTTTTTTGTTTTGTTTTCTTTGTAATATTTATTTTAATATTACTTTTGCTCTTATTACTATTTGTTCCTGTAAATATATATTTTTTCATTTTATCAAAAGTTTTTAAATCTCCAATGGATAATAATATTTTTTCAAGAATTTTTTTGTTATTTCCTTTATAATGATTCATATATTCTTCTTTTGATAACTTCAATTCTTCTATAAGTTTGTTGTATAAATCGGCTTCTTTAACACCGCTTGCGTTAATAAGATTTAACCCATTATAATTAAATAACAATAACAAAGATTGTATATTATTTGTCAAATCATCTAAATTATTTGAATTTGCAAATCCTTTACCATAATTTTCATTAAATTCATATAAAAAATTTTTACCACGTTCATAATTCAAATCTATATAATAACCATATTTTTTATCCTTTCTTTCGGTTAATACTCTAAACATGGTCTGATAGTTAAGATCAATAGAACTAACAGTATCAAAATTAATAGCAATATCAACACACGGCAAACTAACACCAAGTCTTAACATAGATCCGGTCAAAATTATCAACGATTTATTTTCTTTATATGCGTTATATTCGGCATCTTGTATTATTTTATTAATTGACTTACCTTTTTCAAATGACGAAACTTTTACGCACGGAGACTGAAATATATCATTTTCATCGTAATTCTTTCCATAATATTGTAATTTTTTTCCATGAACAATTAAAAAACAAAAATATTTTTTGAAATATTCATTAGTTAATAAATTAAGAACTATTCCACGCGTCAAAGGTTCAATATTTGGAAGACCATCATTATTTTCTTCTGTTTCGTCAATTATTTTGTCTTGACTATTAGTCTTAGTTAATTCTTGCTTACACTTAACTGGATCTTCGTATAAATTATTATCGGGTAAAAACCATATTTGAGAATGTCTATTGCTAAAATTATATTTCAATTTATGATGTAAGTATCCATATATTGTATTTGTTGAAAAATAATCGTTATCTTTATTTCCTATAAATTTTATTAAATCAATAACACTATCATTATTGGCAAATATATCATTGGGATTTTGCATCATTGATAAATTTTTACCCATAGCCGAACATTTTAATTTAAATATATTACCAGAAAGAATAAAAGGACTTGTGCTTTCTTTTGTTTTTAATGGTTCTGGTATTTTTAAACTCAATAATGGTTGAATTATTACCAATTCTGGATGTTTTTTATATTGTTCTTCTAATATACTCAAATAGTCTTCTCCGTATTTAACATTATAGTCATTAAATAACTCTTGAAGCACCTCTTTTTCTATGCTATTTTTGCGTGAATTTATTATTTCATCTTTAATTCTAATATTAGTAATTTCTTTCATATTTTGCTGATCCATATAAGACCAATTAATTATTATTGGATCATGCTTGTCTATAATAACAGAATATGCTATTGTGGGTTTGGCATATGTAGCAGTTACCATTACAAAAATATCAATAGTGAAGTTAGTAGTTAAAAAAGTGTCAATAATTTTATCTTGAGACATTAGTGTTGAACCGCCTTTATGAACTTCGTCAAAATATATATCTAATTTTTTTATTTCAAATAATTTACTATATTCTTCTTTAAATTTTATATCAAAATCGAGACTTTGTGATTTTTTATTAATTTTTATTTTTTCTTGACTAAATATGAATATGTTTTTACTTTTGTTTGCTTTCTTATTTTCAGAGGGGGTTGTTATAATATTATAATCTGTAAATTTTTCCAAATCAGAAAACATGTTTTTAAATTGCTCTAATGTTTCTGTTTTTGCTCCTAAAATCAATAATATATTGTTATTACTATTTAATTTAGTATTTAATTTCTCAATCATACCAGCAATAATATACGATTTACCACTTCTTGGAACTGCTCCCCAAATAAATTTTTTTCTTCTTTCACTTATTATTTCATTTGTAAAATATTTGTAGGTTGTATTAATAAATAAATTTTGATGAAATCGAAGTTGTAAAATAGTTTTCATAGTGGTCGATTTAGCGCTTAATATATCAATTCCTTTAATATACAAATCATAAAGCATATTTTGAAACCACTCTTCAAGTTCTTCCAATCCATAAATCTTTGATACCAACCCCATATCTTTATTTCTGCTTTTCTTTATTTTTTCATCTAGTAATTTCGCATTATTAACCATCAATATGATTTTTATTTCCGATTCACTTGTAGGTTTATTTAACTTACTTGCTCTTTGATAAATTTTATTGATATCATATTTGTCTGCCGACGAATATTCGTCGCTATAAAATTTATTTTGTATTAATATGTATGTATCTTTTGCGGTGTCATTTGTTGTTTTTTTATAATCTCTTTCACAAGCAGCTGTCGTAGGTTCCTCTTTTGGTGGTTTCTCTTTTGGAATTTTAAAAAATATATCAACGGATTGTGCGGACGAACCAGAGTTTATTTTCTCTTTTTTTATGTCTTCAATTTTCAATTCTATATTTGGATCAATTGGATTTTCTAGATATTTTTCAAGGGATTTATAAAAAATTTTCTTAGTGCCGAATGTATTATTATCGTAATTATAAAATAAAATAACTCTACAAAGTGCTTCAAAAACATGTTGCCTTTTAAAATTGGTATCTTTAACTGAAGAATCTCTCGGAAATAACATTACAAACTCTCTAAATGTCAAAATATAGTCAATATTTTTATCTTTTTCTAGTTTATAATACTCAACTAATGCACGGATTAAATCTTCTGTAGAACTTTGTTTGCTATTAAAAAATTTGGAAATAGTTGAATATATTTCATCATCACACTCCTTTTTTTTATTATTAAAAATAACATTTATAGATTTTACTTCATCACTTAATATTTTTTTTTCAATACAAGCTTTGTGTGTTTTTTTTAATGAATTACTCTTAGTCGGTGTTGAAGTCGACGTTGGAGATTTTTTTTTAGTGCTATTCATATATTTTATATTTATATATATAAATATAACTTTTGTATTTAGTTTTTAACATTAAGCAATTTAATACTTTTTGTTAGTCCAAGCATATTTATTTTCAATACAAATAAAATTGTATCATTATTTACATCATAATATGGTGATTCAATTGAACATCTATATTTGCGCATAATATTTAGTAAATTATTATCTAACTCATATTTCATATTAATACATTTATTGCTTATACTTTTACTAATATTTTCATAATTTTTATCGTTCTCATCATTGTAAATATAACCATTACAATTTATTAGACCATACAATCTAACGTGTGAAGTATTTTTCTTTAATCGTTCAAATTCTATATTTTGCTTACCTGCTAATGGAAAATTAATTGACCCTTTATAAAGATTATTTAGTGGAGGCAGACTATAACTCAATGCTAATAATAAAATGTTATACATAATAATAATAATAATATTATTATGTTTAACAAAGTTGTATTTAAATATTTTTAATAAAGTCGTATTTAAATATTTTTAATATTTATTATAAGGTTATTTGGTATTTCATAAAGGAGTGATTTTTATATGTTTTATTATTTGTTGAACTATAAAACCTATAATAACTGCTAATGCAAGACTTTCACTATAAATTCCTATAAATGATGTTAAAAGAATAATTAACCATTCACTTCTGAAATTCTTTATTAAATAGTCATAATTGGCTGTTGCTGTTTTAAACGCAATCATTATCATAATACCAGTAATTGCTGGCATTGGTATTTTGTTAATAGTACTTGAAAACATTAATGTTAATAATATAAAAAAAAGACTAGTTGCTCGGGACGATACTCGTGTTGTAGAACCATTTTCCAAGTTATATTTGCTTAGTCCAACAAATACACAGCCCCCAAATCCTCCACAAAATCCAGATATTATATTTCCAACGCCTTGGGCTAATGTTTCTATTAAAGGACTAGTAATAATTTTAAGTTGTTTGCTTGCATTATCAACCATAAACATACTCTCAGTTAATCCAGTCATTGCCATTGCAACAGCAAAAGGTAGGACTTTCAAAATATTTTCGGTTGTTAATTCTACATTTGGAATATTAAAAGCAAAATTATTTATTTTAACACCACCTCTTTCACCAACACTTTCTATTGTTTGTTTAATAGGCAAAATATAAGATAGTATGCTTAATATTATAATAGCACTAAGTGCTCCTGGAATATTAATTTTGAGACTTTTTATATTATACATAAATTTACCAAACACAGCAATAAAAAGACCAATAAGAGAGAATAATAGCGTTCCTGTTAATTTATAGTTGTCGCTATCTTTAAACCATTCTTCACTATTAGGGTATTTAAAATTTTTAATTAGTGATTTGGCTATTAAAAAACCTAACGCTATTAAAAATCCAGTCATAAGTGGTTGACTAATGTTTAAGAAACGTTTATATAATCCACTAATTCCAAATAATAACTGAATTAGTCCACCAATAATAACTGTTAAAAATACATATTGGGTTCCATAGATTGTTTTTACACCAAGTAATGAGGTTGCTATTGCTCCAGTTGCCCCAGATATAAGAGTTGGACATCCTCCAAATAATGAGGTTACAGATGACATAACTATTGTAGAAATTAATCCTGTTGATGGAGGGAATCCCAATAATAATGAAAACGCAATACTTTCTGGAATTAATACTAAAGCAATTGTAAGTCCTGAAATTATTTCATTAATAATATTTGTTGGATCCATTATATATATTATATATATTATATATTATACTCTATTATATATATAATATATAATAGAGTATTAAAAAAATTGAATACTTATAATTTGCTAGTAATTTTATTTATAATAATTATAATAAAAGTTCTTTAAAAATGAGTCTGAAAATATTGTTTGGTTTAAAACCATTTAAAGTGTTCTCTTATAATAAAGAGATTCTAAGTGTTAAAAGCATTAATGCTTTCAATATATCTTCGCGGTCTAATAATGATAAAAATAATAAAACACGAGAGCATATTATTGGCGCATTAATAAACAATAAAGTTCCGGAAAATTATTTTGTTTTGGGAAAATGGTTAATTATGAAAAATAATGTTTTGGCGTATGTTAATAGTTTAACCACAGAACCTTATATTAAAGTCGAATGTATAAATAAGGCAGGACGCGGAAATAATTATGATTTCTTAATTAAACTATATAATACTCTTGACACTTGGCAAGAATATAAAGTCGAATTTAAATTTAATGTTTCTTCGCTAGACGAAGCACCACAATTTGTATCACCAATGAAACCGAGTCGCTATTTAAGCAATAGTTATGAAGAATTTTATTATAGTAACTATCTTACTAAATTAGCCAAATTAGCAAACTTAACCATGCCTTCAATAGAAGAATACTTAAAACAAATACATAGCAATAAACCCAAATGTATGAAACAATATCAAGAACTATACTATAAAGGTTGTTCAAAAAGCAGTAAATTTACGGGTGAGCAAGAGCATATTAATTTTTATAATAAGGCTAAAGAATTATCTAATATAAGTCTAACACAATTTATTAATAACAGTGAGTTAAATAGTGCTATGTTAACAGAGTATTTACTAACTTCACAAGCAAACAAAATTTATATGCTTTATACAAACAATTCGTTTATTAAGCAAATTGTTAATAGCGATGATTATACGCTAATTGATGTAATTAAACAACCAGAAAAATTCAAATATGAATGTGTTAGTAAAAGTGGAAAAAAAATTAGTGTATTATTACGATGGAAGAACGGAAATGGTATAGCGTTTCCAGCATTTCAAATAAGTTAATTTTAATCTTATTATTAATCTTAATCTTATTCTTATTATTAATCTTATTATTAATCTTAATCTTAATCTTAATCTTAATCTTAATCTTAATCTTATTCTTATTATTAATCTTAATATTAATTATAATAAATAGGAAGTATTTTGCTTAATTCTGTGCTATTAATAGCATTATTTCCAAAATAAATTGCCACAAATGCTAATGTATTACTATGTTCTAAAGAAGTAATTATTTTTTTATATAAATTTAATAACTCTTCAAGATGCGCTTCTTTAAATTCAATAGTTATTAAATGATTTTCTAGTAAATATTCATAATTTTCATTAATTAAACAATAATTGAACTTATAGTTACCTACACCATAACCTCTATTTACAACAATCATTGGACCAATAATGCCCTTCTTAGTTATATAGTTTTTTTTTTCAATATTATTAGAACTTTGTAGACATAATTTATTATTTTCTATAGATGAACTATATATTAATCGCGTTTTTGAAGCATCATTGGTTAATAAATCTTTACATTGATTCCATACAACAGAACCAATACCTACTTTAAACCCCAATGCTTCTAATGATGTTGAATTTAAAAGCAAAGTTTTCAATTTAGCACAATTAGTCTTACTAGCAAATAATGTGTAATTAGAACGTTCTAAAACATAGTCTTCATTATTAATAACATTATAACTCGTTTTTTTTATAATCAATAATATTGTTGCTTGTTGAGTTTCAATATATTTTGAATTTACACATTCAACAATGTTTAAAATTTGAAAGTGCGCATTAATATAGCTTCTAGTTTTATCATAATATAAACAATTTAAAAAGTTCTTTGGCAATATAAAACTAATTAGCCCATTTTCTTTTACTAATGTTATAGATTTAATAATAAATAATATGAAAATATTAGGTCGTCCTTCAAAATACTTATAATAACTTTTAGCAACATCTTCTTTTTTCATTACAAAATAAGGCGGATTGCCAATAATTAAATCATAAGTTTCGTTACTAGTATATTTTAAATAATCACTATTATATAATTTTACATTAGTCGAAACCATGTCTTTAATAGATTCATAAATCGTGCTATTTAATTCAATACCTGTAATTTTTAAATGCTTATAATTATTAATTAGTGCGTTAATATATTCACAAGAACCACAAGAAGGTTCTAACACATTTGAAATATTATTCATATATGGTTCTAATAGTTTAATGTTCTCGACTATAATAGATGGTGGTGTAAAATATATACCGCCATTTTTTTTTAGTGTTTTCGATAATTTGCTTGTTAGTTCTTTTGATAATGGACTATATTCCATATTAATTATAAATAGTTATTTTTATAATGAAAAATTTTTATATCAATTTTATAAAAAATTGATATTAAAAATTGAAATAGTTTTTTATAAAGACACAGTTAATAAATATTTAAGATGACAAAAGAATTTAGATATCCACTTGATAAATATGATATTGCAACTATTAATAGAGAGCTTATAGTTACACCTAAAAAGGAATATGTTACTGAAGAAAATCTAGCTAGTTATAATTTTACTCATAGTTCTATTCCTATATATTCTGAAGATTCAGAATATGGTGTAAAATCAAGAAATGTAACAATCTCTAGAGAAACACATATTAATGCTATAGTAAGAGATATTTGTAAATTTTTGAAGCACACAAACACATGTGGTATGAATTATAATGTCGCTGTAGCAAAAATTTTTAAGTTAGTTAAAGAAAACTCATTGTCTATTTATTTACCTATTAAATTACAAAACGATAAATTGGTCTATCTAAAAATTGATTCATAGTTAGTAAACTTTAATAATTAATAGGCAATTCGCAAGTTATAAAACTTGCCTCTCCTTCAGCATTCCAGGAAACAACCAACACTATAACTTCTACACCTTTTTTAATTGCTTCATTAAAGGCGTCTTTATAAATAGGATCCAGCACCGATGCTTGAAAACTTGTAACATCTGTTCGTTGAACAACAAAACATATAATAGGTCTAATAATTTTTGAATGAGTAATTTCGGCTAATTCATTAATATGTTTTAATGCGCGTTCGCTTACAACCGCACCTTTCTTTTTCCTGTATCCATCTGGAAAATATGATATTTTTTCATTAATGGCAATATTAGTAAATTCTCCGTGCTTAATCATTTTTTTACGATCACTTGAAGACACATCAGCATAATCAGCAAGAGGAACATTTTTAACTTCTAACACAAAATATTTACCATGCTCGTCTATTCCGGCAAAATCAAAACGCGAATTAAGCAATTTAACTTCACGTTTATAGGTTTTAACATTTGTCAATGTTTTCAAATAATTTTTTGTTAATGCATTTTCTACCAAAGTCTCGGCTAATTTTGGGTCTATACCAATAAGTTGATTATTAGTAATAATGTTAGTTTTAATTAGTTTTTCTTCGCAAAAATTTGCCAAATAAATTTTGTAAGAACATACCTTAGATTTTGTTTGCGCACAATTTGATTTTATAGGAGAAGCATATACGTAAGATCCCTTTTCAGATAATCCGCAACAACCCATAGAAGCACAATGTGCTTGAGCAATTGAACCATCATCTAGTTCTATATCAGCAACATAGGGGGTTTTACATATTTTGGATGGTCGTGATACAATTTTAACTAAAATCAAATCATTTAACTTAGCAAGCATTTTTACACGAGTTTTTAAGTAATATTAATAATTTATAATAAAAGTTATTAATATCAATTTTTTTAAAACTTGTTAAGCACTCATTAATTTTATAACTATTAAGAAATCAGAAAACATTTATTAAGTTCCTGGGAGTTTCATCCACGACGGTGCTGTTGGTGCTGCTGCTGGTGCTGCTACTGCTGGTGGTGCTGCTGCTAGTGCTGTTGGTGCTGTTGCTATTGGTGTTGGTGTTGATATATGTGCGTCACTATATAAATTCCTATAATATTTATTAATATTTAAGAACAGTGTGTTTTTAATATTTTCAGTTGTTAGAGAACTGCCTATAGCATAACCTACATAATCTCTAACTTTATCAATTTCAACGACCATGCTAACAAAAGGAAGTTGGTCTTTAAAAGATTTGAAATCTTCCTGTGTATATTTTTTATCAATATTCTTACCAAAACTCTTTGAAAGTCCATTAACGTATGTAACATACTCTGTTAAAGTACCGTATCCAAATGTAGCATACTTCTCATATTTAGCAACAAACTCTAACCACTCATTTTTAACAAATGTATTATCTAGCGAACCATTGTCGTCGGTCCAAATCATTACTTCAATTTTGGCGTTACTCCTAGGTTTAAAATTTTCTACAGAATAATTATTAAGTAAAGAAAATAATACAACAGCCAACAGTGCTAATAGTCCTAAAATTATAATAGATTTTCTAAAAGATATATTATTTTTAATAGTTTTAAGAACTCCGGTTTTAACCATATATAGTAATATAATAAAATAAAATAAAATAAAATAGACTATATTTATTGTATTAGCAATTTGTTAATTTTTTCTAAATAGTATTATTACTATTTCCTTTAATAACATATTCCAAATAATATTTATCAAATTCCTGACTGGAAATATGTGTTTGTAATCTTAGAATATGTTCTTTAGTATAAACACCACTTTCTTGATTTCCAGATACAATAGCAGTATCTAAAATATATTTTATACAAAATTGTGGTGTTAATTTTTGCGTTTTGAGCACCACTTTTTTATTTAAATTATTAATATTTTTTTTTAATATATCTAGGCTATATGTTTCGTTACATAAATCAGAATCTGATATTTTTTCATGGATATAAGAATCCATATTACACTTTATAATATATACTTTATAGTATAAACTATAAAATATATATTATCAATTTTATATTATTAAAAACACAAAATCAAATATTAGTTAATTAGAGCATTTAAACCGGCAAGTGTTCTATCTCCTTCTAATTCTTTTAGTTTATTATTATTTTCATCTAATAACAATATAGTAGGAAACCCGGATATGTTGTATTTGTTTATCATTTTTTCAGCCTCATTACTTTCTATTTTATAAGTAGGTAGTGGAGAAGTTTGCTTGAACTCATCCCATATAGGAGAAAAAGAGACACAATGCGGGCAACCGTTCATAAAAAAATATACTACTTTTTTTCTTCTATCATTTTCAATGTTTCCATTATTTCCGAAGTTTTCAACATTCAAATTTGTTAATACATATTTATAAAAAAAATAAACTATTATTAATAACGCAACTATATATAATATAGAGTCAAGTGGTTTTTTAAACGACAATCTTTTTTTAAAAGTATTCAAAAGATTCTTCATAGAATTTATATTATAATAATATTAAAAATTAATATTAAAAATTAATATTAAAAATTATTATTAATAATTAATATTATAATATTAATAATATTAAAAATTATTATTAAAAATTAATATTATTTATATACTAGAGTAATATTTTCGTCTTCTAACAGTTCTTTTTTTTATTAAACTTTGTCCACCAACAACAGTAGGTTTTTTTATAGGAACATTGGGAGGAACCTCACGAACAATTGTATTAGTTTCTGTCCTTTTAGCAACCTCTTTAGTACTATTCTTTTGTTCTATAACTTTTTTTTTTTTTGTAATATTAGAAAGTTTACCATGTAAATAATTTTTTGGTAAATCAAAAGTTTTATATAAGATATTTGAAAAAGCATCATCTAATACTTGTGCTCTTGGTAAGCAAGTTTCTGCTATTACTTTACGCATAAAAGAGGGTTTGTTTCCATCAATATCTAAATAACATCTAAAAACAACGGCAACTTTATATATTATATTATTTGCTAAACGAGCATCAGGCGAAGCAACTTCAGCAAAAAGCAGACTAGGTCCTGTTGGTGCTGCTTGTGCTGGTACTACTGCTGGTGCTGCTGCTGGTGATGCTTGTGCTGCTGATGCTGCTGGTGCTGCTGGTACTACTGCTGGTGCTGCTGGTGCTCCTGGAACTGCTCCTACTGCTGCTGCTGATGCTACTGATGATAACTTATATAAATCTAAAATAATTTTGTATTTTTCACTGGAATCTTTTAAAGTACCTTTAGCAATGCTATAATAATCTGGCGAATTATCAACATACTTAATATATGTATCTTTAATATAATAATTTTTTATTTTTTTATTATTATAAAATTTGAAAATCTTATGAAATAAAAATTTGATATTTGATTTAACAAATTCATTTTTAATATTTTGTGATTCTACTTTATTATATGATGTCAAAAAATCTTCAAACAAAGCTAATGTTTTTAAATTTAAAAAAACTTCTTCTTTGTTTTCTATGTATTTTTTATTAAGTGTATATTTATAAAGTTTATCTATATTCAAATCATTTTTAATATATTTTACATCGTTATGGATATTTATTTTATTATAAATAGAATACTTAGGATTTATATCTTTAGGTTGTAATATTGAAAATCGTTGTGAAAACTGTTGCTCCGGATTTTCCAAATCATCTATTAAGTAATTAATTTGTAATGTAGGATTTTCAACAATATGTTTTAGAGTAGCGCTTATAAAAATTATTACTTTATTTTCTACAATTTCAAAATGTATATTATCATCTTTTAAATCAAGCAACCTAACATTAGAAATATAATATTTTTCTTTTTTATTTGGATTATTTGGATTATTTCGTTTTTTTACTTTAAAACTAGGTACTTGAATAATTGTGTCATCATACAAATAAATATTTTGAACAATGTAAAATACATTATAAAACATTAATATTTTGTCTTTATCTGGATCGCTTAAAAAAGATATATCTTTTTTATTAGGAAAAACATATTTAAAATATTTATTATAAATCCTTTCTTTTTCTTCATTGGTATTTAAAGCATATCTTGAGTCATCCGCACTATTATAACTAGATATAAATTTATAAATAGATTTAACGTTATTTGGGTTTAAAAAATATTCATATTTAAATTTGTCGCTTAAAATATTATCACTCATCTTATAAAATTTTTCAAGCAAAATTTTTTCACTAGAATTTGCGGTTCTATCATAGTATCTCGTGATATAATCATGAAAATCTCTAGTTCCAATTACTTGTGCTTCCCGTGCGCGACCATTACCATTAATTGCATCCTTAAAATTAGCGTCACCAAATAACCCATCTAAAGTAGTGTGACTTTGTATGATACTTCGTGTAGACGTAAATACACGAGGGTCAACACCCCCTGGTTTATATGCATCTAAAAACGCGGCTTTAAAAATAGGTACTAATGAATTTTTGTCACGTTGAGATATATTTGGATTAGTATTAAAGTCATCATAATTCTCGTAAAACTGTCGGATTTGTGGTCTGTTCCCATCTGGATTATGAGGAGGAAATCTAATTGCTGTCTTCCTAATAGCGTCTAATGAGCGTTTATCCAGATAAAAAGATTCATTTATTATGTATATAGGTATAGGATTTGGCGCGGACATGTAAGTACTCTTAAATGTAGTATAAGCAGTATTATTGGCAAATTCTCCTAACAAAATATCTTCCATGCTGTTAACAATACAACTGTTAATACCATTTTGATTGCCTATATCATAAGAAATATTTATTTCTATGTTATAAGACATAATAGTTCGACCTTGACCACTAGTCGTTCCTGCCATTGTACTATGGTATAATATACTATAGTATTACAAAATTATTAAAATATTGTAATTTAGTCGTAATTCATATTATTAAAAGATTCAAGTGTTTTTATTTTTTTATAATTATCAATTTGACCACGTGCCTTTTTTAATGTATCATATGCTTTATTTATTTCATTTTCCGAAATAATATTGTCTTTGTCTGTATCTATCAACGACGCTAAATTTTTATACTTATCCGGTAATATACAAAATTTACATTTTTCATTAAATACAAAATTAGCCAATATAATAAAAATGCAAGTAATAATAAAAGATAATATTAAATCTTTGGTAGCAACAAAAGCAATAGTAAAAATTAATACTTCGCGAGCAATGTTTTTAAGTACCATTTCTTGTCCTTTTGTTAATCTTAATTCAATATAGCGAGAACCAATATTCATAAAAATCATAAACACACCTATTAATAATTTGTTTGTCTCTATATTTCTCATAAAAATATCAAATTTATTTTTTTTTAAAAATTTTTTATATAAATCATACATATTTGTAAATGTATTTATTATATATTAAATATAATTTAATTTAATTTCCAAAGAAATATGTGATGGAACTTTAAATTAAATACTAAACTAAATTATTTTTAATAGTAAATTAATTTAGTTTATTTAGTAGTTTTTGAAAATAATATAATCTTATTTTTTTATAATAGTATAATATGTTTCAATTAAATCCGGCTCCATTAGATTCTGAAAATAATAATTTATCAGAATCTAAATTATATAAAAAA